ATGGGCGGATTCCTAAAGTTTGGTCTTGGTATTCAAACCTTAGCCGTTGGTATGGAAATGTTCGATTCGGTGCAAAGAGACTTACACGGCATCCTTATCGCTAACGAACACTTGCATAGCAAACAGGCTACTCACTTAGAGTATGGAAAAAAGGCTACTGAGGAACAGGAGTATTTGCTTAGTAAGGTTAGATACCAATACCAAAAGATAAACGCCGCAAGGGAAAAGCAACAGGCGGCGCTATTATCGGCTACCATATTAGAAAGGGAATTGGAAAAGATAGGAATGAGGCGAGCCGATATAGAGGCTAGAAGGGAGGCTATAAAGGATGAAGAAGTAGCCTCAAGTATTCAACTTAGTAATATAACTTTGATGCGTAACTCTATGTTTGATAAGAGGCTCAATATGCAAACTGCTATTGACCGTTCACTAGACGCAAATCTAAATATGAAAGAGCATGAATTGTCATTAGAAAAGCAATTCAATACTATGTTTAACTCAAGAGTCGTAAAAGAAGAATCCTATAACAAAATGGTAGTTATTCAAGCAAGAACTATGCAGAACTTTACTAATCAAGATTTGATAAGTCTTAGGGCAAAAAAGCGTGAGTTACACGAACAACACACCTTGATGCAGACAATCATACAGGAAAACGAAAGAGTTAGAGGAATGCAGTTAATCGAAGGAACAAGAGGAACTACGCAGACTGAGGCTATGGCTAATGTCGAAGCAAACAAAGCCTTGATGAACATAGTTCCTCAACTAACTGAAAAGTATGCGGCACAGACCGCTGAGTATGATGCGTTAAGAGCAAAGGCGAGAGAACTAAGAGCAGAAAATAAAGCGTTAAGCGAATCCGACCGAGATAGATTATCCAATTTATCCAAATTGATTCCCGGCCTAAAAGACTTACAAAGAGTTGAAGCGGAGGTTTTGAAAGACGGCTCGAAGGCTTTCGTTTTGAAAAAGCAAGGTCTTGCGTTTTTGCGTAGGGAAAACTATGAAAGTAACGCTAAGAATCAGCATATTACAGATATGCTTATTGGAAATGAAGCCATGAATCTTCTCAAGACAGAAGAGAATATGTTGATGGACGCTAACTTAGCATTACAAAAAAATAATAGAGTTGAGTTGGAAGAACTAAAGCGTATAATGATAGAGATTTTGCCTTTAGAAGAAGAACTAATTGACGCTTATATCAGAAGTGCAGATGCTCAAGATGACGCAAACAAGGAAACCCAATTAAGAATACAGTTAGAGGATAAGATAGCCAAAAAAATTAAGTTAAATGCAAAAGAACAGGATGATATGGAGAAAATGAGAGCAGGCAAAACTAAAAAGTTAATAGCCGACTCTCAAGCAGGGTTCATGCGTCTTGGTATGGCAGTTAATACAATCGGGGCTACTTTGTTACCTATGTTCAACAAAAACGCTAACGGTGCTTTAGCCGCTACTCTTTTGATGACTACTTCTTTACTACCAGCATTCGGTCAGTTAAAGACGGCCATGACAGGGGTTCTCGATACACAAAAAGCACTACTTGTGTCATTCCAAAAAGGTAACTTAACCGCAGGTGGTTATGCAAAAGGTCTATTAAAGTCTGTCGGGCCTATGGTAGCAGTATCAGGTGCTTTGTTTATAATGAATAAGCGCATGGAAAGACAGGCTGAAATAACTTCTGAAGTGACAAAGGCTCAAGAAGCGCATAACCAAGTGCTTGACACACTACGAAGCAACAGTGCTTTATTTAATGAAGATGCTGAGTATATGGCTGAGTTGACGGGTTTGCATGGAGTTACTGTGAAGGATTTGAAGGAGGACACGCAACTCTTAGACCAAGCGGTTAGAAGTCTAAATGCAAATTACGACAACTTAGATAGTAGGCAAAAAGGTCAGTTAGGCAACGCAAAAAACATAGTTAATGTATTAAAAGATGTAGTTGACGGAACTCACTCGGTATTAGTAACTCAGATGCAGTTAGATGCTTACTATGCCGCCCAACAAGAAGCGGCTGGTGACTTTAGCGTAATTTCAGATTACTTTACAAATAGCATTGACCTTATAATTAACACCACCCAAGTCATAGCCGACCAAGTTCCAATCCTTCAAGACTACACTGACGGAATATCCGAAAACCAAGAGGCTTTAGGAGTATTGGCTGATTCGGGCTTTGATATTGATTTAAGCCTTGGTGGTTCTTATCTAGTGAACTCAGAACAGTTAGTCGAAAATGCCCAAACCTTATTCGAGTCCGGTCGTCAATTAACTGAGGCACAAAAGGAAAGCCTAAAGGTTCTTCTTGACCCAAGTGTTTATTCCAACTTAATGATGCTAAACGATATGGTGATAACAGGGGCGACAGTAGCAGAAATTATGTCGGCAAGTAACGAAATGGAGGACACTGCGGTTCTGATAAATGATATAGGCGCAGAACTACAAAACCTAACTGATGATATTTACGACTTTGGTAATGCCAAAGAGGAGTTATTCTTTGGAGGCAAGTATGGTAATGTAACCGGCTCTTTGTATAAGCAAGTGGTAAAGCAAGGAGTAGGAACGCTATACAACAAGATGGATATTGTTATGACGAATAACTTTAACGGCTTCTTCAATGAGCGTGAGGCCGCAGATAGAATCATAAACATATTGAATGATATAGCCCCAAGTATAAATGCGAGTAATAGTGCATAGGTGAGAATAGATGAGACAAGTTGATAGAAAATATACCTTTTGGTTAGCCGGATATTATGACGACTTCATGGGCGCTACTACGCTCGCAGACGACAAAAATACACCGGGAGGATTTTGGCTCTCATCAAGCACTCATCATGGCAACCCCTTTACAGGTTTAGCGCCACTCAATCCCCGTTACAAATACGCATGGGTTGAGCGTGGTAACGGTGCATCGGGCAGATTTAACAATTCCTCAGTATCTTCTGACATACAACACATATTCAACAAAGGTATTAGCGAATGGGCATCCCTTGACGAAAACAGAGATTATGTCGGTAAGTGGAATGGGTTGGCTCAATTATCCTACCCCGACTCACTAATGAACGCTAACAGGCAACGCTACGATACAGGATTGGGTTTGTTAGGTCAAGCGTATAAAACTACTACTACGGATAGCGACTATGCGCCAAAAGAAGGATATATGTTGTTTTGTAACGGTTACAACACAGGGGGTAAATATTATGCCGGAATAGGCATAAATGACGGCTCTTTTGGTAGGGCTAAGATAGGTGTCAACAGTAGGCTTCAACCCACTTCGGCATCAATATACAATAAGGCTGGGCTACCTCTTGATGCAAGCAGTAATATTTTATCAACTCCCGCATACACAATAAGGACTAATTTGGCTGGATTTTATACAGGAGAGATAACTGATACTACCGACTTAGATAATGTCCCTTATGCTTGGATGAAGGAAATAAAGTCACCCTCCGGCAAGCCCTTCTTAATACAAGAAGTATTTGATAGCGGCACTACTTACAGACCAACTCTTGTTTATGATGGCGCACTAAATAGCAAAAGCGATTTAGATGTTTTTACAATAAGAATATGTCCGTTAGCAATTGACAATACTAACGGGAGAGTAAAGTTATCAATTGGTGGCGAGGGAACGGCTTGGAGTAGCACAGATACCACAGACTCGACTTATGCTAATTTTGCCGCAGAATACGAAATAACTCCATCTGCATACCCTACTGCGGCAACTACCGCTATAAGTTGGAGTGACCAATCAGCATACGATATGTGGGATGATTATGATTTTATTTTCAACTACACTGCGGGAGTGTATGATATAATAAAAAATGGGGCGACAGTATCAACAAGCAACGCCATAGGTAACAAAGCAGACGGAACTCAATTCACTGCGGCTGACATGTATGGTTGGGCTATATCTGTAAAGGCGCACGGAGCCAAGGCATCAGTATTAATTGATAGAGTAGGTCTAATTAAGCCTCTAAACGACCATCCCTCCCCGTCAGTTACCGATATGCCACCTACATTAGACTTTTCATATTCTGCGTCAGTAAATACTCCCTCAAAAGTTGACCTTACCATAATAGATGACGATAGCGAGTTAAATGCTTATGTAAAAATAATGTCATTATTTAATGGCAGTGCATATGCTGATTGGAGTTTGTTAATGTTTAGAAACAGTATTGATAGACCAATATGGCGAGGGATGATTGATTCTATGTCTTATGTCAATCAATCTTCATCGAGAACACCCACTATTAAGTTAAGTGCATCTGACTTTTTCAGTGAAATAGATAATCAAATGCCTGTTTGGGAGTTTGGGCAAAATGGAGAGGGAGACGCTACTGAGCGAGTAGCGTATGACAGAAGCGAGGCACAAAACGAACTAAATATGTATAACTTCGGAGCAAGTATTCTAACGAGTGCTAATCAAGGATTAGGCTTTAACGAAGTTGAAGATGGCTCGGGTGTATTCAAAAATCACTTAGATAGCAGAATGCGTAACAGGTCTGCTCATCCTATTCAAATGTATTTAGGAGAAGACGATGTGGGGCCAAATGACGCCTATGATGATTGGGATGATGCTATAACCGCAGGTCACGCTACCGCAGATGCGGCACACAGGGCTATTCATAGCAGATGGATAAAGGATATTTCAAAGTCCCTGTGGTTTAAGTTCTTATTCTCAAAAATAAAATCATCGCCACTAAGCGTTACGGAACTTAATAGTCGCTACAAAACTAATAAGTGTGAAATAAACTCAGATTTTGACATAGGCGACACTACTATGAGCCTAAATAGTTACTTTCCCGACTTTGATACCCAAGGGGAGGGAGTCATTGAGTTTGTTGATGATGACGGATTTGTTGATGCGGGAGTGTATGATGGAATAAGCACATCAACTAGCATAGGTAGCACTTGTTTGTTAAGAGTTCATCAGTGTCGAATGTTGGCGGGAGGGGGCAAAAATGCTTCAAACTACGGAACGGTTGCTAACTTTAACCCTTCTCATGGTCTCAGTAGGGGAAGTATGTTTTATTTGATGCAGTTCTATGTTCCTAAATCTGCTTCTGCTAACTATACAGATTTATTAGTAACTTCTTTGAATGGAGAGAATCTTGTTGGTCTTAGCGGCGGCGGTTTGCCAAGTTACTTTACAAATGGCAGATGGGCGTTGATAAACAACGGCTATATAGGCGCTACTCGAACCAAAACCGCACAAGAGGAAAATATAAATGGAGTTGATTATTGGGTGTATACCCTAATCAAGTATAAGGGGGCTACCGGAGCCTTTGGGATGGCTAGTTATAGAGCATGGTGGGACACGCCTACTCTTTGGGGGTCAACTGCGGTCACACAGACAAGTCAGCCCACATTAATTGAAACGCCTTTCGCTACTTACCACGAATTATACAATAACTCGAGTTATGCTAATGTCCCTACCGACTATGCTATACAAGACCATTACAGTAATGTTACTTTGAAAGCAGGCAACACTGTTTTAACAATACCCGAAACTAACTTTTTCCAACGCAACCACGCAAGCGGTAGTAAGTTTAGGCTTAGAGATTTAGACACCGAGGACTACAAGCATATATGGATTCTTTGGGCTGATATGCGTAACGATGGTAATGCTGATGCTGATGCTGGGCTTAGAAAGAATAAGTTTGGTCTAATGACACCATACTCCGGCAACTATCAAATGTCTTTAGGAATTGCTGATGATGCAATTTCAACGGTTAACGAAAGAAGCACCTTTACGGATTTGAATATAGGAGAAGAAGTTGACCTTTGGGAGATTGATGCAGAAGTTGACCCAATCACAGGAGTTGCTTGGTCTGCGGTTTCGGGTGGGTCTAACAGTGAATCCAATAACAAGTATCATAATTGGGAGGATAAAGCAGGGTCGTTTGTTATTGTTGACACATCTAAGTTCTTTAATCTGAACACTGCGACTAATGGCGGTAGGACATTCCAATCCTCGGGAGGGCGAAGGGAAATAGGAGACTATTTAGTTGAAACCGAAGGATTCCCTGTTATGATTGATAATTATTGGACTAAAGCCCCAGCAACATATAGAAACTTAGACGATGAGGCAAGTTGGAACGCTAACTTTTGGTATTTTATTAATGACACAACTGTTTTGGTTACGGACTTAAAAGTTGATGATAGGGTTATACAGTTTGATAATCCGGCAGTTCTGCAAACTACTGACCTTCATGTAGGTCAAATAATATCCGAGTCACAAAAAACTGTATTTCACTATGCGGCGTATGCGTCACCCACCCAACAAGCAACCCTGCAAACCACAGGCCGAACAGGAGTTTCAGCCGTTGCTAATGGTGCTGGTCGAGTTACTTTAAGTGAGAGTTCGGGAGGGGCGGCAAGTATAGGAATGCTATATAGGACAGGCCACATGATAGAAATTAGTGGCTCAACTACTACCCCTTCGATTGACGGTGTGTATAGGATAGCAAGTCAAAACCCTGCGAGCCTCGCCACTCCTTATGCTCAAACTACTACTTTGGATATTGTTTTAGATAACCCAGCCACTACAATTGGTTCGGGAACTTGCACTGTAAAAGCACCGGGAACGCTATACCTTAGAAACGCAGTTAATTTAGGTGTTCCTGTGCCTGCAACTACTACTGATGGGCAGTGGGATGGAACAGGTTATGGGGCAACTCCACCAAGCACTTCTATTACATCAAGCACACCAAATAGATACGACGCTTGGTTCTTGACATACTTTGGCGGCAGGGGAACTATACCTGCATACGACAATAAATCACATATTAATATTGAAATAGACCCGGATGCTGAGAATAGTTATTCTGATGCCATAGTTTATGGCGGTCTTGCTAATATATTCCCTATGAGATTAATTATGTCTTTGAACGGGTTTATTGAAAATAAAGCAAGCGGCACTTGGTATGATAGTGATAAGTTTAGATGCGCTTATTCCGACATACTAGCCGAGACTTGGTTAAAGCAAGCAAAAGCCTACGGTATTCCAAATATAGCAACAATACCTGTTAGCAAAAACATGACTACTACGCAAAAAGATGCGTTGACATACAGTGGTCTTATTACAGGCATAACTACTCCAAGCGGAGGCAGTTCAGTATTTAGTTCTAATAAGCCACATAACTTAGTGGTAGGCGACATAGTAACAGTGATAGATTGTGATGAGTTAGGTCTTATGGGCAAAACTAAGGACTTTACTGTTACTGCTAAAACAAGTAGCACATTTACTGCACTAAACGCAATCACTCCTACGGGTAGTAGTGGTATTTTTGGTAGGTGGAGAGAAGCGCAGACTGTTGACGACTTTGGTGGTGTAAATGATTGTAGGAATAGCACACTTGGGGCAATATACTCAAGCACACAAGGTTTGGCTGGAACAAGTGATAAATACGGTCAGCGTCAAATGTTCTGTTGGATTATGGGCAGGGATGGTCGTCCATCGTTTAGACCCACATATGATATAAACACTATGTTTGATGAAGGTAATCTAAGAGTATCTTCTATTAAGACACAAGCAGTAAAACAATTTACCAATGTTAGAGTATTTTATGGCGGGGCTGGTCTATTTATTGACTACCCTACCCCTTCATTAAACTCAACTCCTAAATGGAATATACTTAGTATGCCCGAAGTAGGAACTAAAGCCGAGGCTTTAGCAATCGCTAAGGCAGAATACGAAAAGACCAAACAAGCGCCACTGCAAGTCGAGGCTCAAATAACAAGATTTAGTGACAATCAAAGCGCCAACAATCTGTATGGCGACAAGACTCTTATGCTCGAAGGTGCAAGATTTGGATATGTCGCTGACGGGTCACAAACTATACCATATTCTAACAGTGGGGTTGGGTCAGATGTTACCGACAAAGGGTGGGCTTGGGCTTCTTTGTTTGGGGGCAACCCATTCCCCGGAATGGTGTCTGCTTTAGATGTAAAAGGCTCGGGACAATCAACAAAGACCGCCGCATATTTAGGGGGCGGGTCTGACGATTATGATGAGGGTTATTATTGGTATGGCTCTCGGTCACTATCATATGCAGTGCAAGTAGTCCACATACCACGAAATATGCCTAAAATAACTGACAATCCTCAATCCGGCGCAGACAACGCAAGCGGCACAGGTTATGTTTTTGATGGCAATTTAAGAATGGTAATAGAAGTAGGAGATGGTGATAGTATTGAGGAATACCCTGCTAATGCAATTAACCCTGTTTTTACTATTAAACTAATAGATTATCTATGGAAAGGCAACCCTAACGCCGAAGGACGAGTTCCTCATAGTGCGGTAAGTTCAACTAAAGTAACGGTGGATGCTAACGGATTCTATGAGATAGACATACCTAGTTCTTATTGGTCGCTTAGGGACGGTAGTGAAAGAATTATTCTGTCTGTAAATTACGACTATTTGTTAGCAGTAGCAAAGAATAGATGTGGCACTAATAATTTAAGGAATAGGTGCAACTATGTAGGTGATTCCGGTTACAGCGTTGTTCAGTCCGAGAGTTTATTCCCGTTAGGTGTTGGTGACTTTACTCCCAAAAACCAAACGGCATTCCCATACTCGGAAGGCGCTCAGCCATCTTATTTTAACACAAGAGCAGAATGGTATGCGCCTCGTTTGCATATTTGTGATGACATAAACTTCGTGCCTGCTACGCAGGTAAGTTACAGTGACCTTTCAATGGGTTTGACTCGAGAACCTATGTTCATAAAATCTATCAAATGGTCTCAAAGTGCAAGACAAAATGAGCAAGTATCATTTACTCTTGAGCGTGATGTAAATAGAAATATTCAACACTTTGCCGCACTGTTCCTACCGCCTAACGCTGGTAGCGGTGGCAAGACATTCCCCGGAGGCGGTAACTTCAAACCCGGTGAACAGGGGGCACAGGGATATAACAATGACAAATATGGTGGTAATCCTTCTAACGGTGGCTTTGGTCGAGTAGCCGGTGTGGCCTCCATAAATAGCGGCACAACCGCAGGTAGCAGATACGACCCCGTAACAAGCGGGGCATTTAAGGTTGGAGGAACTGCTCTTAACGACAGTTCTGCCTTTGCTTTAGGTAGCAATATCCTCAATAGTAACTTTACTAAAAGAATAAAGGGTTCGATGGACTTTAACAATGATAGCGTTACAGGCGGAGGGTTCAATGTTTTAGGTCAAAAGAAGCCGTCAGATGCACCAACAAACGATGACCCCGAATCGGGAACTGATACCTTTACTACTACTTCGTCCGGTGACTGTATGTTCTCAACAACAGGTGTGTCGTTTGCTGGCGCTACTGACGCAACAAACGCATACAACGAGTCCACTACAAGCATTAGAGTTCCTTCTAACCCAAGAGGGAGAAAGGTAACTGTGTCAAGTCTATACTCTTTGCCTTGCCCGTCGGGACAAGTGGCATCGTTAGATGTAACAGTAAGTTGCCGTGAAACCGGTCATTCAATAACGAAAACAGTTACTTTGGCAGAAGGAACTAATGTGCAAGCCATATTGTTTGCTGAGCCTATTATCGGCGCTAACAACACCGGCAACACCATACAAGTGTCTTTTGGTCGTGCCGCAGGTGTTTCACCCGACACTGCTCAATACACTGCGCTTACATTACACACGATAGAAATAGCATTTGACACCCAATCCGTATCGGGTTCAAGTCAATCGGGCAGTATGACCTATGGGCGTTAGTCTTTTGGTTCGGGCTGGTCGGGATAGCGTTCACGCAGGGATAGAATAGCCTTGGCTCTTTTGCGCCCTATGCCGTCTATCTCCATGAGTTTTCGCTGGCTTGTGCGAGAGCGCAACAAGCGTGGAATTGAGCCAAACTCGGTTAACAAGTCATGTGCGGCTCTCTCGGATATTCCTTCTATGGATGACAAGACTCTAACTCGCAAATCAATTTTCCTATTGGAACTTTTTGTCTTCTCTCTCGGTTCTGCGACAGGCATCCTTCGGATTCTTAAATTGTGATGCACAGACGAAAGCCAATCAACCATGTCATCCATGCTTGACAGTTCCATGTATTGTATATTTGGGAATTGTATAATTAGATTCTGCTTGAACTTTTTGATTACTGCGTTCATCTTCTTTATCTCTCTCGCCATTTGTTGTCGGTTAGGTCTGCCCCCGGGAATGTAAGGTTTTAATTGAGTTCCATAAACTACAAGCATAGGTCGCTCAAAGTTTTCCTGTAAGTCCATCAGTTGCCCTACAATAGTCCGAGAGCGACCGTGACCCATAATAGAGTGATACAAGTCATTTATCTCTTTGGCCTCTATTCCTATGTTACCTATGATGTAATCTGCGGATTGTAGCCGCTTTACTTTAACATGGCCGCCATCATCGTGATTGCCCATAGAAGCATAGAGTTTGTGAATCAAAAGGTCGTTCTCTCGGTCATCAACTACTAGCATTATGTAAGCGTAGCACCGTGTTGTTTTTTAACATCATTCAGAAAAGTCCACAGTTCCGTCATATCGCCAGCATTTTCCACCACACATACCTCTAGCAGCAAACCATGAACACGACGGCACTCGTCTATACTTCATAGTGCTTTTAATCCCTTTGCGTGAAGCAGTGGCATTCCAATTAGACCAATTAAGACCCTTGACAAAGTTGAATATCTCATCCTCAATCTGTCTCCTTTGCTCTATGCTGATTGCCTCGGGGTCTGCAAAGTCTCTTAGCGTATCAGCCATATGCTGAACTAACGCAACCCTAACATGATGATTAGGCTTGTCTTGGTGTATTGCTTTAGCCAAGCAAGGCATAATAGGAACTGTGCCAGCAGTTAGCATTGACTCATCTAACTCTATACTATCGGTGCAGTAGTCATCATCAATCGGTTGATAGTTGCTACACCATGACTCGAAATCAAATCTTTCAATATTAAAATCAATTTCGCCAAACGGATGATATTTTCTATCAAAAGCATACGGCTGCTTTGGAATATCGTAGTCCATAGGGTTGTTAATAAACTCATGTGTAGGAATAACTACACACCAACGCCCACGCTTGGGATTGTATGTGTTAGGAATGCGAGTAAGTTTTTCGGGAAAGCCTACGCCGTCAAGCGTAACTAGTCCTCTTGCTTTTCGTCTTTGGTAGTGTTCCAGCGGTAGCCTATATTGCGCCCCAATGACCGGTCTATTGAAAATCTGGTGGACATGGAAGCCTCGACCTGTTGCCACAAGCCGAATGTCGCCCTCCAACCTAGAGATGAGTTTAGCGACATCTTGCTTGACCTGTTCAATTCCTCCTTTTTCTCCCGCATCAAAATCCCACCATGCTCGGTCTATCACTGCATATCGGTAGTCCGGTTTATAGTTATTATCCATCTCAGAAAAAGAATACAGGCTTGTGTAACAAGAAGTTTTAGTCCTCATTTTTTTAACATAGGATATATAGTCTCTATGACTACTCACCACTGCCCTTTTCAGTCCTATTTCCCTCGGAAATGTTATCATCTTCGCTTGCCTCCTTTACAGTATATCCGCATTCTTCGCACACCAGCAAGGTAATAGACTGTCTCGGCCCATTTACCTGTCCTGTTACCAAGAACGCTACTTCTTCTATCATCTTAGCCTCACAATGCTTACAATATGTTGTCATATTTGTCACTTCCACACTTCAGTATATGAATGTGTTGGGTCAGAATCAAGACCTATGAGTTCTCCTTCACAAGACATATTGAACTCACACCATTCATTACAAAACCAATCATTCCACTTCATATTCCAAAGACTGTCGTTAATACCGTCAATAGCCTTGTCTAAGGACTTGTGCATGGCACTAACTGAACGCTTAGATACCTTCTCAAGCACCGCCATACCTTGCTTATCACCAAGCCAAACCTCAGTATCCTTTTTGCCTTCTAATTCTAAGTATAAATCAGTATTACTGCATTCGGGGAACAAGTAGTAAAAGTATAGTGCTTCGTCTTGACCCAATAACGATAGCATATGGCGATAGAAACACAGTTCCTTGCGTGTTTTAGTCAACTTACCTTTGGTAGCCTTACCTGTCTTCAATTCAGTGATAACAAGGCCGCCGTCGGGGTGTCTGTGGACGCCATCAATCATACCTACTAACAAGAAGTTAGAGTCGGGATGACGGACAGTATGTTTGACTTCAAACTCAACAGGGGCAAAATGCTCTTTGCCCCAACGATTTAGACGCTCAGCCTCTAACTGCATCAGTGCCTCGACAGAATCAAAGTAAATATTTTGTTGGTCTTGGTTCCATTCTAAATACGGCCTGTGTATTTTAGTATTGTCTTCCCAATCCCACAAAGCCAAGTCTTCAAACCACTCGCCATCTTCGTCTTTCCAATTACCATACAGATTTTCTAGCGCAGTATGAACCGCAGTTCCGTGAACCATAAAGTGATTCCTAGGCGCTCTTATCTCCGCAACATTGTTCCACCAATACTTGCGAGGACAGGATAAGTAAGTCATAAATGCCGACTTAGATAAACGAACAGGCCATTTGCCATTTGCTGCCTTTATCGGGTTAGGGTGGCCGTGATTAGCCCCCTCCTGTGCATACCATTCCTTTGAGTATTTACTCGGTTTCTTCATCAACTACCGCCTCTATTTCCTTGTCAAGAGGAGCAGGCTTCTTTGGCCTTTTCTCTTTTTTAGGTTTAGGGGTAGTCTTAGAGACCTTTTTACATTCCAATACTTCATCATATAAGTCATGGTCTGCATCGAGCCCAACAAGGTTTAGGCCACTGTCAATTCCCAACGCTTCTGCCTTATAGCGATTCGCTGGTGTGTTGTCAATTGCCAAGTATACATCTCTTCTGCCATATTTGCTCAGTGCTTCTGAAATTACCTCAGAATCCTCGCAAAAGCATGTAATAAGTATTCGTGCCATGTTTTACCCCACCTACCGTTTGTTTAATAATCATTCTTCTTCTAGCGCATCTTCTAACTTCAAACTACTATTACATGCAGGGCAGGTGTCCGGTTCGGGAACACCTTCTAGTTTTGGATGAGACAGGTCAACGCCACATGAAGGGCATTTAATGTCCCAAATTAGGTCGAAATGTCGCAATAGCCCACCCAATATAGACATTACTTGCTGCATATCGTTGCCAATAGCAGCCGCTATATTGTTAAACGCTTGCTCAAGCGAATTAACTGCGTAGGTTAGTTGTTGTGTTGTCATCTTCTTCGGCTTTCTCTCTGTATTCTCTGCCATACTATCACCTTTGGTCTCGTCAGTATATATGTGTTATTATAACCATTCGACATTACCAATGCCTCTATGAGCGTTCCATAGCGGCTGAGTGTCCCATTCAACCAAGTCATAAATGTCACAAGCCTTGTTGACAATGAATCGCTCAGTCATCTCCGACCAATCAATCTTAGCGACGCCCTCTAAGTCCTTTAGTTTGTCAAACGCATAGTATTGCCCACCAGCCCCAATCGCTGTCAAAAAGGTCTCGCCCGGTTCGTATCGCTTATCTAAGTATTGTTTAGCCCAAAGCGCACCTGCGGCTGCGCCACTGATACTTTTGTAACGGGATAGAGGCATCTTGAGTTTGCCAATCTGCAACAAGTCCTCACCGAGTTGACCTTCATTTCCTTTCATTATAAGGGAAATAAGTTCGGAGTCAACCTGCTGACGGTCTGCCCCATCAAGAATACCACGCAAGGTCTTATCCATAGCCTGTTTCATAGCCTTCGGCATACGGGCTTGTTTTAACTCAAGACCTTTGTAATAATACTGCGGGTCGTGATACTGTCCATCAGTCCATGTGACCTTACCAGCGTAACGATTCTTGCGTTTTAGTATCATAGTAGCACACCACTTCTCGAACTCAGTTTCTATTGGGTGCATAGCCTTGTTAATTTTAGCAACAAGTCCCATGCCTTCTTCGGGACTAGGAACTTCGCAAAAGATAGAGTCGGTATGTCCGTATCTAACAGGATAACCACGCTCATTACACTCATCACGCAAGCGGAATAAAGTCTGCCTGCTTGTGTATGTAATAGCAGACGCTATATCGGGGTGATACATGCCGTATTTTGAGTCACCGGATACACCATATAGGGACGCAACCATTGATTTGGTAGCAAACTGCATAGCATCCCACTTGCGCTTCTCAGCAGCAGTGGTGGCCTGTTTCATCAAAGCCTTGTATTCATTACGCTTGACTGTCAATTTATCCATAGTCCTACCTAACAATCCCGACTTTTCCTGTGAGAACTTACTGCCATTACCACAGTCTTTTCCGTCGTCACTAAGAGTAGTCCAGCATATGTTATGCAACTTTACATTAGAGTGATACATGGCCTTAATGTCCATGATTGCCATGTTCTCATAACGACCCGGAACAGGCTCTTGTATGTCAGCGCCCTCGTAGTCAATCTTGTTGAACCTTGGGTTATCGGGAATGCGACCATCGAACTGTTCATCCTGTAAGAATAGGCATGACGAGGGCAGCGTGGTCAAAGGAGTAGTCTCTATGTCGCACTGAACTAAGTGTTGCAGTGAAGTGTAGTAATTGATAGCATTTATTTCCTCATCTAGTCTAGGTAAAAGACGCACATCTTGTCTATTGTAGTCAATGTATGTGCCTATGTCGGTATAATAGGTATCATGCCCATCTTCTAACTCGACCTTGCGCTCACCTAATACAAACTCCGCAACATCATCTAACTTTTGCCCTGCTAATTGACCGTTTTTGATAGTCCATAACTTCTTGAATGCAATCATCAAGTCAATACACATGCGACCGGGAATGGGCTGAGTCCAACGCTTTTCAGTAGCACTGTATTTGTAGTTATGCTGATTGTGCGGCGATAATCTGCGTGGGTCAAGCCCAAGCCTACGCATACGAGTGCTGATTGTTGATACATCAGCGTCAACAAAATACCAACCGGTCAACACATCGGGGTCATGTTTAGCCATATGTGCTGCAAAGTCAGCCAGCAGTTGACGCTCATTAGCAAACGCTTTCAGTTTTGTATCGAAATGGATTTCTTTCAAACCATCGGGGTGATTCTTACAGGGCAAACTACTATGGTATCCCGGCTCAATATCGGGGTGCTGAACCCATGTGAACATTTTACCGGTGTAGGAATCGTAAGCACTGAGGATAGTTATTTCCTCAGACTCTTTTTTCCACTCACCGTCAATATACCATATCCTGTGTTCGTAATTAGGGTATGGTTCATTGTCCTTCAACCTGTCAATAAGAACTTGGTTAGTAAAAGGCATACTGCCTTCCCAAGTGTGGTTAGCCCTAGCCCAATCCCTACGGTCGTATTCGTTTCTAAAATACACCTTAGATAACTTAGTGCCATATACTCCTTCAAATCCTTCTTCGACCCTTACCAAACCGTAAGTATCAGTTAACTTTTCAGTAGGAACAAAGCAGTAGGGGTAAGCCTCTATCACTTCTTGAATGCGCTCAAGAGTGTCGGGGTCACGCCTTCTGATAGTTACTTTTCTTCCGCTTGTATGTGTTACTTGCATACCGTTAAATAGGTCTCGTCAGTATATAGTAGTTCTTACAATGTTTCATATATCAAACAAGCCGGAACGGACACCACGACCTCTAGTTTTTATATCAAACCGCTTTAGCCAATTATTGATAGCCATAGAGGATACTCCACATTGGTCTGCTATGTCTTTCATAGACCTACGCTTAGTAACATACTGCTCGTATAGCCAATCTTTGTTTTGGTATTGGGTAGTTCTTTCGCTAGTTTCTATATGTCCACATTTACTGCATTTTCTCATTCTATCACCTTATAATAATGTCTTTTACTCTTTATTGTAATAAAATTAACTATCCCCAACCTACACATAGTTGCCATATGCTGACCTATGCTTTGTGTGGATAATGATAGCGCACTTGCCCCTAAAGGATTGTATTTCAAACCCATTTCAGATATGTTTTGGCTAGTGTAATACTCACCGTGTTTCATATCAAAATAAACTAAACAAGCATACAGATACCTAACCCTTCTTTTGCGCTTTCTCGAATACATATATTCCTTTAGTATTGGAACGGACAAGACTTCCTCGAATTGCTTGAATGTAATCCCTTTAGGAGTGGTGTATCTAGCCATTACAATACACCCGCTTGGAAAACCCAATCCCCATTAGCAAATGAAAGCATAAGCCTAATTCCCTGCCCTTCTTCTCTAAAGTCTATGAAGGATAGCATCATGTCGCCGGTATAGTGTTTGAGTATATTCTCAAGACCACCCTCAAAAGTAGCAGTAAAGTCCTTAACACCGGGACATTTGCCTAACTCACTCTCAGTAAGTCCTTTGAAGTGGTCGCCCACAGATACCGACAGTAACTCATTCTTAACAGTAAATGTGTATCGGTTTAGTTTCTGTCCGTTTATGCCGTCACATCTAAGAGCATCATACACTTCTGTTGCTGGCATTGTTATTGAATAAAATGGTTTGCGGATAGCGCCCGTCTGTAACTTGTAAGACCTTTTTGCAGCATCTATCTGCTTTGCTCTTTCAACAGAAGTCTTATGCCATTCGAGTAGCGTCTGCTGACTGTTGGGGAAAGCCTTAGAGTCAAGCCCACCCACCAAAGTAGTCTGCTTGTTTTTAGATTTTATAAGAACCTTACCCGACTCTTTACTGTGAGTTAGAGTTACCACATCAGCATGGTATTTTAACACACCAAGTAGTCTGTCAATATCCGGCACAGGAATTAATTCTTCACCGTCTTGTTCCCGAACAAAAGAGAACCTCGAGAGACTTGTTTTCCCATCCTTTACAATGCTAGTAGTCGAAACCCTGTTGTCAGCCAAAACCAACACACAACCTGTCACTTGCGGTTGAGTCTTGCCGTTGATGGCCTGCTCACGCTTAGTGACACTTAGCAACTGTAATAGCAAATCCCGAGGCGCTTTCATCTATCTAACCTCCCTGTATAACAGGGTGTGTGCCAAGAAGTCGCCCTTTCTATTGGCGTGGTCTTGTAACTCTTTGACGGCCTCCCAAACTTTACCGACCATAGAGAACCTACCCATCATGTCGTCAATATCACGCTCTAAGCGAGAAATCTTTTGCTTGAGAGCCTTGATTTCGTCATCTTTACTCATGTTTTCCACTCCAAAGGTAGTCCATTCCAAGTGACTTTGCTATCTTTAACATTTAGAACTTCATAGGTCTTACCCAAGTGTTCCATGTTACGGCCTTTCATTTCTTCAATCTTGGCACGAATAGCAAACTCATTAACTCCTAGTGTCTTGTCTGCCTCAACACCAGCCGCCTTGTCACCCTTTTTTGTGTATCGCTTTAGCCATACCTGTTGGGACACGAAGCGTTGTGTGCCGTCAACCCAATCAACCTTTTCGCCCACTTTCATTAGCGCCTTAGTTCCGTCGCCAATATCCATGTATTGCTTTTGGTCTTTCAAGTGGAAAGTATAGAAGATGTATGGGATTGGTAGCGCAGTAAGTCTGTCAAGGACACCCTTGAATACACTGTTACGCTCACGCCATTCCTTCTGATTGAATCCGTCACCACTGTCATTGATAACACCACGCCTTAGTAGTCTGTCTGTCATTACAAACTCACACCACTTGAGGAATGTTGAGCCGCCATCAAAGATAACTGCGCCCACATCTTTATCTTCACCCAAGAAGGATGCGAACCACTCAATCTTGTCAACTACTGCCATCCAATTTGTAGTGTTGTCTTCATTCCACATAGCATCATCCAACTCATCAATAATTGGGATAATTCTAATGCGACCTGCTTCGACCTTGCCTTCTGAGACTAGGTAATCAACAGTGTTCTGTGCTGAGTTATCACAGTCAATGATAACTATATCCTTGTCAGTATGAGCAAGGGCTAGTTCAGTAGCCAAACCTGTTTTCGCAGTGTTTTCCTTACCAACAAGCGCCATTCTAATAGGCGCAAGAGCCTCACGCTTTTGAGCGTATAGGTTACGGTAATGCTCGACACCGAATGTCTTTCTAGGTGCAGCCTCGGTTTTAGCGGAAGTAGTAGCCCAACTCATCAGTCCCACCCTCCGTCGTCGTTAGAAGTCTCCGGTGCTGATGCAACTAAAGATTCAGCGCACCACCAGCCTGTTACTGCTAGTTTTGCCTCACCGTCACGACTCATGTATGGAGAGCCTACTAGCATTAGTGTGCTACCAACTGAGAAGTCAACAAGTGATTCTTGTTGAGCCGGAACATAAATGTCAACAGTGCCAGCAGTTGACATAATATCTAGGTCGCCTGTGGTAATGATATAACCACCATTGTCTCTAGGGTCTATGTGAATTACCTCGACTATTGCAGCAGCCAAAGCATCCCAGCGTTCCTTGTCAGACAGTGAGCCTACATACGCTTCAATGTCTTGTAATCCATTCTCAAGAGTCTTGATTTGGTCTAGTCCAGCGATTAGTGCATCGGGCGCACTACTGAAAGAACTTTGAACAGTATCGTCACGGTTGAACACAGACACGCCAGCCTTACCATATGCTAAGTCAGCGTTCCTTGCTGGTCTCATAGGTATAGTTCCGGCTACGAAAGCAGGGAATTGTGTCTCCGCTAGCGCACCATTGAACCTCATAGAAATAACTCTCATGTCATCTTTGCTGCCCTGTGTTCTGCCTAAGAACATACAAGTCCTGTCCTTTTCGCTCAGTGGTCGTGGCTTACCATATTTCCAATTGTCATCCCCCGACGGGAACTTAGGGTTGTTCTTATCCCATACCAAGTGGAAGTGAATGCCGTTGCCAGCATCATATGTGTGCTTTGGTAGTTCACTGATTTCAGTCTCGGCCATTCCACTTTGGAAATCAGCCTTCTGTGCCAATGAAGGATTATACTTCTTGGTAAAAGTGCCATCGTTATTATCCTCATAAAGAATTACATTACCTTCTTCAATCAGTGTTTCGATAACAGTTTCGTTACCTTGACTAATAGTGCCAGCGGCTTTTTTGTATGCTAGGTCTGCCCAATCTTTGTATCTCGGGACACTTACGAACATTCCTTCATACAGTGTAGCGCCACTTCGCTTTAGTCTTTCGCCTTCGCTCTTAATCTGTCTGCCGGAGATTCTGAGTGCATTTAAGTTACAATCATCCTCACTTTTACCAGCATCTAGCCATGTGTTGCGGTTCTCCGCTAACACAGTCTCCATACGAGAGCGTAGTGCTTCTTCTGTCGTTCCTACATTCTTGCTTATACGGGTTATCATTTGGTCTAAATCCATTTTTCTCACCTATCTTATCCTTTATCCTCGCCACTATATATGCTTTATGACGCTAGCCTCCTACAAAAATCCCACACTACATAGTGGGACTCAACGCCCATGAGTAAATCACGGTGCGCTTGGGTGGCTGCCTCAACCAACTTTAGTTTGCTGGTTGGCTTAGCGGGAGAATCAATACCGTATCTAAACACGGCGTCTATTGTCTTTCTAAGGTTAGAAGAACCCATCAACTTGACGGCATCTTCAACATTCTGCTCCTTCATACAAAGCGTAAGTATCTTCTGTGCATCAACAGGAGGCTCACCTATCCTTGATAAAAATGATTGCCTGTCTGCTTCGGGGATAGAATGGTAGGCTTGTAGTGTATTTATTGCGTTACGCAAGTCACCCTTGTTAGCCTTTGCTATCGCATTAATATCCTCAATAGGAGTTTGGAAACCTTCTGTCCCATCAATACTAGATAGGCGCTTTCGCATATCACTATCTAGTATAGGAACAAAGGTTCGCACTTGACAACGGGATTGAAGCCAAGGGCTGACTTTGCTTAGGTCATTACAAGTAAGAATAAAAAAGCCCTGTGCATCCTCAATCACACCCTTGAGTGCCGACTGTGCGGCAGGCGTTAGTTGGTCTGCTTCGTCCAAGAAATAAATTGTTTCATACTGACCGAGCCGAGTCATAGGTGCTAACTCCTCCTCGATAAACTCTATGCCACGCTGACGCTTAGATGAAGCATTGTATTGATGTATTTCATATCCCAACTGCTTTGCTAGAATATGAGCCATTGTAGTCTTACCTGTCCCCGGTTCGGGGGAAAAGAAAATGTAGTGCTGCATTTTAGCAGTGCCATACAATATGTATTTCATTTCCTTTACAATGTGTTCCTGTCCCTTGAAATCATCAAGGTGTATTGGCCTGTGCTTCGTTGCCCATATTTGGTTCATGGTTTATACTTGGACTCGTCAGTATATATTACTTACGAATACAAGACAAACACTTGGCCTCATCAGTAGGCATTATTCTAGTCCTACCACAACACTTGCACTGCACTGCCTTTTGCTTTTCGCTAGGAGTCATAACCGATATTGGTCTTGTGAAAATTAAATCATCCTTGGTCTTGATTACTTTACGGTCAACATCAAACATCATATGATGAGTATTAATACCATTAGTCATCTCAACCTTTTGACGACCGACAATAACGCACTGCGGATTTTTCGACATAAGAGCCGATATAGAATTACCGGAAGGAACATTCTTAACACCTTTGTAAGTTTGCAGATGCTCTGCTACCTGTTCTCTTGTGCATGCCCCGTGATTGAATAGTATTTCGACTATCGCCCGTCGGACACGCTTGTTGTTATTGTTGGCCGACATGAAGTGACTTATGAGTGTTTGGTATATTACCCTCATTCGTTGACGCTCATAAATAAGGCCGCTTGTGCCATATCTAAATTATCCGAGTCATCATCAAAAGCATATGCCTCAGACTTCAAAGTTCCCATGTCAACCGGTTGGTTATACTCGGGGTCAAAGAATAAAAAGACTGTGTAGTAAATTAGTATAAACCACAGTCCAAATACTGCAAAACTCATTAGTCCCACGAATCCATCATACTTGCTGCCGAGTTAAACACAATGTCATTGTAAATGTAAGCATATACTTCACGCTTAACTAAGGTAACAGGACTTTTAATCCATATTTTCCTACGCTGATATAAACCATGAGCAACGCCCTCTAGTAAATCAACTGCTGCTAGTGTTTCATCATCCACCAAATACACTTCACCCTTTACTGCTTTATTCCCAGCAACCATGCCGGGAAAGGAACCTAATGAAACCAAACCCCAACGGGGTAGTGTTTCGTAGTCTCCTAGTAGTTGGGAATCCCCCAACAGGTCGTTATTGTGGTAGCCTCGCTTTAGTGTTCCATACACAAATAATTCATTCATAGCCATTCTATCGCCTCTTGTTTTCGTTTAGGCAAGCCCTTCGGTAATGACTCGGGGTTATCCCTGCGGATAGCGTTAGATACAATAGTATCGTTGCTGAGTATCACCTCTAGGTGCTTGTCTGATTTCCTCATGTTGCTCGGCAGTATATAGTCGTTTTTATTTGACTTCTTAGGCCACTTAAAATTAGAAACAGGATTAATACCGTAGGCTAAAACCGCCCTTGTGTAGTCATCGTGGAGAGTGTATCGGCACTGTGCCAGCAACTTACCTATCCTCATAGAGTCCACATTGACTTTAACAAACGCATTCATTAGCGGTAGCGGTATGGGTTTTAGGACATTGTATGCCCTATCCCTGTCAGCCCAGCATAGAGCAGCACGAATAGCCCTAGAATAATCAGTGTCAGCGACCTTTAGGTTTTGGTCTATGATTACACAGTCATCAACCTTACTGCTCAGTTTAGGTGGCTTATCAACAACTACTACCATGCGGTATGCTACTATTGGAGACCAATACAAAACATCTGCCTCACTAAACTTCATGTTGTGTAAGATAAATGTAGTGTCGGGTGCTGACGGCGACACTGTTATGTCACCATACATAGTAATGAAATTACCCTTTCTATAATTCTTGTCATCATTAGTGAATATAATTACTCCCATTCTATCAACTCCGTGTAACTCCCAGCGAGCAGCCAATCAATGAGTCTTCTCATTTGATGAGCCGTTAAGCCCCAAACTTGACGAACACTCTTTGCCGGGATTTCATAATCAGCAACAAGCCACTGATAACCATTACCTTTAGAAACAATTCTAAAGGTTAGTCCGTCTTCGACCATAGCCTTTGCTAACGCCGGAAACTCGGCCTCATATATCGGTCGAGTGTTCAACATATTCCTCGATTTGGTTCTCCAACTTTTCAATTTCATACCTCCATGTTAACCATTCCACAGTGTCCTTTAACCTCTCCACATGATAAATGTGTCGGCTACAATAGCCCTTGGTTGGGTCAGTTAATTCTGATTTACAACCCGCCATCTTGCATCTAACTTTCGCCATCCTCCACCACCTCGAAGTCAGCCTCCTGTATGTGGTTTGTTGGCGCAGTTAGTGTAGCCAAGCGTAACTGTATTTGGTCTAAATAAATTGGTTCGTTTTTCAGAACATCAACAAGTATCCCCATCATGTTCTCAACCTTGCGGTCAGCAAGTAACAATTGGGAATCAACACCAATCTCCTTCTTGAGTTGACCTATTAGTTTTAGGAAACCTTGACCTTGATTCAGCAGTTTAGTTGCGTCACCAATCCACTCAGAAGTAAGTCCTTCTTCTATCTTGCGAGCCTCTAGTTCTCCTACCCAAGACACAAGCCTTTGTGCTAAGTCCTCGGCTACATTGAGCGTGGATATAGATTCGCCACGCATTTTTTCCATGTGCGCCGCTTCAGCAGGGTCATACTCAAGGTGTTCATCCATGTGAGACATTACCGTTCCTACCGGCCATTGGTTCTTAGTTTCAAGGAATGTAGGAGTAACTTCTCCCCTGTGAACCTTTACTTCTAAGTCCCTGCGGTTTCCTACATTACACATAGGGCAACCGATAGGCTCAAGCACCCACTCAAGGGCGGCTAAGAAGTCCGTGTTATCGGCTTCATCATTCAATCTGTTCTGAATCTGCCTGCGACTCTTCATCAATAATCCTCCATTCCCTTACCTTGTAATTAGAATATTGTCTGCTTCGACTCCCACGACCGCCCATATTGGCACCGACCACACCTGTGCAAACTGTTCTTTTAACCCAAGTGCATGTAAATCGTGGGTCTGATTTCAATAACTGAGATGCACCATTAGCGTGTGCTGCCCCCTTGTTACTTTCAGACCATAATTTACCTCTTTTGGTTTTCATATCCGAAATCAACCTCTCAGAAGTTGATGCGCCATTCTTCTTGATGTATTCGTATGCGGCGTTACGCCACGCTTTTTTTCGTCTTTTCATTTTAATCATCCTCCTTATATCCGATAAATACCTTAACGCCCCTGCGGCCTCGACCGCTTGCGCTACTGCGTTCTTCACTATACCACGCCTGTATTAAAAGATTATCTTCAACCCAACGCTTAGCCGCTTGGTAGTCTCCGGGAGTAATCATCCTTGCTACTTCTTTGATAAGAGCAGTGCGTGTTAGTTCAGTGTTCCAAAACGCAGTCTTGATTAGGTTTATGTCAGACTCCATCACACCACGCCTCATTTCCAAACTAGAGTCTAAGATTTGGCGTAGTTCATCAGTCATTTTGACAAACAATAAGTCGCCTCCTTCGTAGTCGGGCGACATAATTGTATATCCCAAAGCCAACCTTCGGAACAGGTCGGCTTCGTGACTACGAACTTCGGGCTTGTAAAGCCACTCGTTTAGTGCCTCGTCAAATCTAACTCCGGTTGGCGGATTCATAATAACTTCCATAGTCCTCTCGGTAAAGAAGTCTTTAATCTCAATAGCCAGCCCAGCCAACTCAGCCCTTTCAGCGTTAGTCATGCTAGCCTGTTTAGCCTGTGCCTTCTTAAATTGCATCTCCTTCTTGGGGTTCATGTTAATATCAATAATGAAGAACCTTCTATCCATACCGGACTCCATCTCGAAACGACCGGGCTGAGTCCCAGCCCATAGAGTAAAGCGTGTTGTGTATTGAACCCAACCTGCTCTCATAGCCTTTCTAACTCGACCATTATCTGTGCTTGTTAGAAGTTGATTAGTCATGTCTATACTGTGGTCTTTTCTGCCAGCATCAACAAGTGATGAAAACTCCTCGAAGCCCAAGAAGCCACCACACATTTCCCTTGCTAAAGGTCTGCCCATGATTTCACCTTCTTCATTTACAGACCCAAACATACCTGCTTCTGTAATAGAGTTAGCGCCAATGTCAGTTCTAAAAGCCATACCTATGTCAGCATTCAATGGATTGTTTAGTAACCCCGTTCCGGGCGCTAAAAATAAATTGATTAGAACGGACTTTCCCGAGCCTTTCATACCTCGCATGAGGATATGTAGCCTAGTGTCTGCTATGTGGCTCATAGGGGTGTATAGAGGCGCTTTATCGTGCCTTAGAATACAAGAGTCTATGGCAAACGCACCTTCTTCTCCCGTCGGTATGAAAGGACAAGTTCCGCACTTGTTTAGGCCGTTGAAAATGTGTGTGCCTATTGAGCATAGGAACACAGGTATCTTATCATCAACATCAACATAGTGATTTCTGTTCACATAAGTTCTCATAGTTTCAAAGATATTCATTTTATCAGCCCCACATATGTTCTGCTGGCTTGCTACCTGCCCGTTCTTCGTGCTTCTTTAGAGCCTCGGTTACTTCGGACTCTAGTTCAGCAATTCTTTCAGCCTCCTTGCGTAATTGTTTTACGACTCTATTGTATAGAGGCTTCTTGATTTTTTCACCAATCACTGATGACAGATACTTAGTCAAAGTCCAGCCTGCCTGTTCGTCTATTTCAGCACCATTCTCACAACCCGATAGTATAATCTCACTGTGTTCATAGTTCATACAGTGTGCCAAGTATGGGAATAACCATGTTGGCGGAGTAAAGAATAGATTATGCTTAGTGTTTTTATCGCTACCAAACACATAACTCTTTACCTTTTTTGGAGAAAGCAACTCAAACACTTCGGGGTTCAACGCCTCATGTATAGTAGTGCTTGAGATGTATAGTAACTCCTTTGCACCATTGTCTTTCATCAACTCAACAAAATCTCTAACAGGCGGATATGTGTATATCCATGTATTTTTGGTTTGTTCCGGTGGGAATAACTGTATCGTAGGCCAATTAGTAACCGTAACATATGCTATGGTTTCGTCATTGGTCTTTTCAAAGTGTATTTCCCAGCCAATAGGTTTCATGTCGGGTGCTGAATTGAATCCCATTTCAGGTAATAGATGACTCAATGCTATTGCATCCGGCTCTCGCTCTCCTATAACAGTCCTAACTGCCATCAGTGATGCAAGACCGAACTCGTTTTCTGCGAATACGATTACTTTGTCAACACTTGGTAGCGGTTCAGCATGATATAGGTCAATTGTTCCTTTGTTTGTTCTCATGTAATTATCACCAATCCCTCGTCAGTATTTAACAGTTACCGAATTAAGTTCATTAAGTTTAGATTCTGTAACTTAAATAAACGCTTTACTGAATCCCGATATGCTGAATTAAGTTTTTTAGTCTATTAAGTTATTAATTTAATAATATAACTATAATATAACTAAGTAGTATTAGTGGCCTAATGATAAACATATTAGACATAATAACTTAATTAGCGGTTGTAGCATTCCGTATTGCTTTTTTTTAAGTTTGAAGTTCTAAACTTAATTAACTTAATACGATAAGTATTATATATTCGACCTCCTATTTACTAATAATCGGTCTTGCTCATGCGTCTTGAGTCCACTTGGTAATCGTGGTGCGGTCGCAGGCCAATGTAATTTATTTGGTCTGACGCTATCAGCATAAGACAATAATCTTTTGAAAGCATTCGCTACATCATTCTTCTTTGACTTGAGAATACTCTCGGGCATAGTTAGCCCTATTCTTCTGCCTGTTGACGCCAAGCCTTCGCCTCGTATATACCAGCGAGTGCCTATGTCAACAAAGTAAATGTCCCAATCATTGTATTGAAAACAAACTGATGGTCTGATAGACGCATTGTTGCCCCTATACAAGAATGGTTTTTTCTCGGGAGTCAATCCCTCACTCTTTAGATAATGATACATCATTTCTATATCGGTCACAAGCCCTTGGTCAAATGGCTCGACATAAGTAATGTCACCATCAACATGGTATGCTATCAAGTATTCAGTCCCTTCGGATATGCTCTCGCTTGTAAAGTCGTCTAGCAAACTAAACAACGATGGAGAGTCAATCTCGGGAGAGAATATGTCGTCATTGACGGCCTGCCTTGGCAGCGGTTCTTTACTGAAAAGTGCATCAAAATACGACCACATCACCTTTTTTCCTAACAAAGTGTAGGTTTTATACCTACCTTTTATTACAATGTAAGGCTTTTGCACCCACTCCCCTCTATGATTGCGGGTGTATGGGTGTGTGATGGTGTATTCAATGTGCTTCAAAGGTATGATGGCCGGTTCACCGAGCATCCTTATACCTCCAAGCATTAAACTTTTTCAAGTCAAGAGTCCACATCGTTACCTCTCTTGTTGTTCTTAGAGAATACCCTGTGGTTACTCCTATTGCCTCGAAGCCACCTATTGCGCTCAGCCTAGAGCCAATGGTGTTCCGTGACGGCAACCACTTGAAGTTGTCATCAACGAGTTTATTGTATATCTCGTATGACGACATACCCTTCGGGTTTTCAATCAACATTCGTGCTACTTCATCTGCAAAAATAAACTTACTACTTCTTCTCATAATATCACCTCAAAGTTGGTGGGGAGGGGGCAAGCGAGGAACGAAGCAAGCAACCAAGTTTGAGGAAATAGAACATAGAAGTTCTAACCCCCTCCCCAATACAAACTTTGGTCACGCCACTATATCAAGATTGCCCAAGAGCCTCCTTGGTATCCGTGTCATCTAGTTCCTCGATACAGAAGCCACACATGGCATCGTATTGAAACCCTTCCTCATCCACCTTGTAATAGATGGTAGGAGGGCGTATGTCATAAACCTTTTTGACACCCATATGGGTATCAGTTCTTTTCAGTGATTCGGTTAACATACCTTGCACATTACAACACTCACACTCGGCCTCAACAAACTCATAGAGTTTGCCGGTCGGTGATGCGTAGCCTCCCTTGAGTTTTCTAACCCTCATAGGTTATCACCCATCTCGATTCTCATTCTATCTTCTTCATACTTCTCAGCCTCGGCCATCTGTATGTCCCAATAACTGTCCTCTAACTCAGCCTCAGTGGCGTAGTCAAAGATTACCTTAGCATCATTCCAAATATCAATCGGTATCATGCCGTTGTTGGTTACACGGACATACTTGAGCAATCTCCTTGACGCTTCAACTAACTGTCTCATTTTCTATTCCTCCATTCTGTTGTCATCGTGCCGTTAGGCTGACGCACCATGATACACATACTGCCGTCAGCAAACACGATGGTCTGTCTGACAATGTTGTTGATGTTCATTCGACTCCCCCTCCTAACTGATTGTAGTTCTCGTCATACACATCTATGGCGATAGGCCACTTCTCGTCAGCCTTGACTTCACTCATGCCTAAATGATGCACAGTGCCGTCTTTCATGTGTATCTCAGCCATTGTGTATTTTATCCAAATAGCCTCCACATCTTGCCACACTATGTCATCGTAGCCTTCTAGTTCAGTCAAGTCCCACTCAGCCCAAGCCGAGTATGTCGCTTCTATTGTTGTTGGTTTTTTTCCTTTGTCTATATCTATTCTCATTCTTTATCCTCCTGTCTAATTCTGTAAGCCTCACGCATAGCCCACTGATACTTCTTAGTAACTGAACCACTATGAACCTTTCGCCCCATCCACATATAGCACTCGGCCAATACGCTTCGTAGGTATGCGATTTCGTCAACAAGTTGATTCAATCCTTCGTTAGTTGCATCCATGCCATGTTCCGATGCTTCAAACCAAAACTTCCATTCTTCGGCAGTTAGTGGTTCATACTGTTCTGCTAAATATTCACTATACTTTTTCATTGTCCGTCACCTCTTTTGTGGCAATCGCAAGGGGCAAAGATTCTAGTCACGCCCTCATGCTCATGTAATATCATTGGTTGGTTACACTGACCACACATCATAATCTTTCTAGTCACTGTGACCCTCTCCATACTAGGCATTTTGCAGACCACTCGGGAACTGCTCTTTCATGGTAATTGTATCTTCTCATAAAACTGTCAAGCGCCTTTTGTTTCTCCGCCTTATCTTCATCTGTAAGTTCCGCTTGTTCATCAAACCAACGAAACTTTGCTGCTAGTTCATCTGATTGATACTCGGGGTTGTCAACCCTCACTTGTTCAATCTTGTCGTATTTGACAGTCTTTTGTTGCAGTATGCCAAGTCTCATATCATTACTCTTACAGAATATAGCCACCTCACCGTGAACCTTGCGTAAGCCGCTACGGTTTTCTGATAAGATTTCCACTTCCCATCGGTCATTTAGTTCGTCATATATCGCTCTCGCTCGCCCTATATCGGTTATCATAATATCTTCGTTCATGTTCCTCACCTGTTTTTTACTATGGGGGCTTCACCCTAATAAGTGTTCCTCCCCTGCGCCTTCTTCTAATAGAATACAGACTTCACCCTCAAGTGCCGTCAGTATTCCAAATACTTGTTTGATTACATAGGCTACTCGCCCATTGTATTCGTATGTTCCATCCTGTTCATGTGTGTAGGCATACACATGCTCAGCAATCTTATGCGTTTCCACTGTGTCAGTGTTTAGTATATACTGTGCGGCCTCAACCGCACTTACTCCGTCATTGAGTAATTTTGGAGATGGTTGCATTTCCAATCCGCTTGGTATGACTACCATTACTCTCATGTTCTCACCTCGTAATTTACTCCGTAAATATACTTACTGTCATTATACCACTCCGGCATAGCGACACGCTCGTATTTGATACCTGCCGGACTGTCTGCTTTGGTCTTGTAGTATATGCGATACGCTTCGACCGCAGTATATTTTTCCTCGTCATACAGTTCGTCAAGGTCTTTGTTTTCCCTGTCAAATGCTCTTGCGAATGGAGTCAGTTCGTCACTGCCCATGTTCTCAATCGCAGGGTTTTTTACCATCTCCCTCATAGCCTTGTCACAAGCATGCTGCCTGCCAAACAATCGCTCGTATTGATGTGCCAACGACAGGCCGTGAGTCATCAGCCAAGCGAAGTTGCCTAGCGAATCACCAGCCCATACTGTGCAAGGGTGATTGTGATAACCTCCCTTGTATGGTGTCCCTGCCTTGGTAAGTGGCATAGAGTCCGGTGTAGCACCGTGTCTAATCAGCGCCGATGCAAGCATCTGTGCGCTTTCAGTTACCATTTTAGGCAGCCTATTGTCGTCTATCATTGTTGCTGCTAGTATTGGGTTTTCGTGTAATACAAATATGTTCATATCATTCCTCTCCTTGTTTCTATATTGGGGCTTCCGGTATATATAGTCACCGGTCACTCTAATGGGTGTTCAACCTCCTTGTCACCCAAGCACCAGCGCAGTGTCTTTACCACGCCCTCAAGTGCTTTGTAATTCCTCATGTGATACATCTTTCGAGCCTTTTTACTCACGATATGTATGTATGCGTAATGTTCATTTTGTTTGCGCTCGGCTCGGTCAAGCATGTCGAGCAACTCGCTTTCGCTACGCACTCCCATGAAGTGTTCTGAATCTTGGTGGTCGCTCATCATTCTAACGCCTCCAATTTTTCAAGGGCTTCTGCCAACTGTCCTCTCGTTTTTACGAGTTGCTTTATCAGTTCCTCAATCACTATTACATAGCCTGTATCGTTAGACATTGTTAAGCCTCCTATCGTCACGCTTTTTGATGTCATCTAACACGCCCTGTGCTAAATACACATCTTCGGGGTGGTGCTTCAAGTATTGCTTGAGTGGCACACCGACAATGATGAACCAACCATACTTGTTACTGTAATCGTAGCCTTTGCTGAGAACTTTTTCAGTTCCCTCCCACCAATCGGGGCGGAACATGGCTCGCTCATGGTCTGATGCAACCTGCACATACCATTCCTTATGCTCTTTACTCCACCACATTCGGCTTTCGCTCAGTTTCATTTTTCCTCACCCCAATATGCAATATCTTCTTCGTCAAGACCATCGTAGCCTTGATGCTTCATGGTAATCAATTTGTCAGCGCAGTAATGATGATACGGTGTTCCGTAGGTAGTCATTGTTACTTCCCCTTCAATTGCTTCTTCGCAGTAAGCACAGGTCTGTCCTTCGTCAATCATTCTTCATCACCTCCGTTACCACAATTTCCCTAATATCCTCGACCAACTCCAACGCCTGTGTCAACATAGCCTCATCAGTATTACCATTGATGGCCTCTTGTAATGCCCAATGCACCCACTCGATTTTCTGATATTGGTTATACGAGCAGTGCGTGTTCATTCTTCCTCCCCTCCGTTGTTTAGTAGTCCGTATTGTGTGGCTACTTTTTCGACTTTCATCAGTGCGATTTGCCACTCCAACTTAGGTAGGTCTGATGTTTCTTCACTCAGACGACCTTGCTCACGGGCTAATATAGCCTTGCTTTGCACGATGCGGTTCTTGGCGGCGGTGATACGCTCGCTAACCGAAATCATGCAGAATGAAGGTGTCACTGTGCCTCCGTGAAGCATATCAGGGTGTGGTATGTTCTTGAAGTATTCAGTGACCGCATTCCTCTTTGTGTTGTCGTTTTGGATAGCATTCTCCACTGTGATTTCGCCATCGTTAGTGACCCTCTTGATTAAGTCCTCGTAGGCTTGCTCGTTGAGTCCCACATTCTTCTCGTAGTTACCTACATTGGTCTGAGTGTATTTCTGATTACTTTTCTTACTAAGGTATCTGTTGTAAGCAGTGTGCATATTGTTTAATGCTTCGAGAATCTGTTTGCCCTTGTTGATTACAGACCACTTCAAACCAAGCCCGAGTAGGCGGTATGTGTAGTAGTCGCTATCGCTTGAGTTCCAGCCCTCTCCACGCAAGACATAGTGCTGGTTTGAGTATGGGTTTGCTCGCTTTGATACAAGGGTTCTTGCTGGGTGTCCGTAGTATCTATTGTCCAACTCGATGTAGGCTTGAAATCTTTGTAGTTTTTGCACGATATTGTATACCTCTTGCGCTCTCCCGTCACGACCGTATTTTACTTCGCTCTCGGTCAAGTCACGCTTTGTGGCTGCAATTGCCGCCTTCAAGCAGTTGTCCATGTGGGTTTCGATACCTGCTTCGATGTATGGCGTCCACTCCCAGCGGTGCTTAGGTGTGCCGTCATCATGGTTGGTTGGTTTGCCAGCCTTGTCAGTAATCGCTGGGTTGTGTGGTCGGTATTGACCTGCACCGTATAGATACGGCCTGCGATTCAGCCTCTTGGCATCTTCGGTCTGCTTCTTGACATACTCCGGTGTCCAAGCGAAGTTGACCGAGATTTGTGGAAATGAGCCCCTTCCGATACTATATGATTCCATTTTGAGACCCTTTTTCAGCGTCTTGTTAGGCCAATTGCCATCAAACTCAGCGTTGCAGTCGAAGTCGGCGTGTTGTCTGTTGAACTCATTGGCGATTGCCGCTTGCACTTCTCCTAGCCCTCGGGCGGCAAGATGCAGTTGCATATTGTCCTTTTCGTTCTTCGTCATTCTTATTGTTGTTGCTTTTTTGTTCATGTTTATTCCTCCTGTGTTTTTGTGTCGGCGTTGTCTGAGTCGCCGCCCTCATTACTAATATGGGGGTCATCGGTATATATACTTGTCGCCTCATCAATTATGTCTGTGAACTTCTTTTTGATTCCAAAGAAGTCGAGAACATCGTTGATTCTCCAATCTTGGTAGTCCCATATCCCTACTTCTTGCTCACGCTTTCGTGATTCTTCCCAAGGCAAAGATTTGCCTAGCAGGTTGGTTGAGTAGTCACCAACCAATTCACCCCAGCCGTTGCCGAAGATGAATCTTGCCCATGCCAAATGCCCTTCGGGGTTTCTGACAAGCAGCATTGAGTCCTCAAGATTCCATAGGTTGTATGCGATTTTACCAATACTCAGTCCCTTACATGGTATGTCGTAGTATTCATCCCCATATGAGTCGCCTGTCTTGATTAACTCGCACCCTGCGTCTTGTAGTTTTTTCAGTATTATTCTTGCTTCTAGTCCGTATTCTCGTTCTGTTCTCATGTTTATTCCTCCTGTTCCATATTGTGTTTTATCAGCGATTCTATTGACCAAATGTGGTGGTCTATTGCTGAATAGTCGTCACTATCTATCATTCCTATGTTCTTCAATGAAAGCAAATCTGTGCTAACTCCTTCGAGTATGTTCAGTTGTCTTTTCATCTGCGCTAAAATCATTTTATTTTTTGTCATGTTCATTCCTCCTTGTTGGCAGGTGTCCCGCCTCTATTTGTAATATGGGGGCTTCCCCTATATATACTTTGGCAATCGCATTTTTCCCACGAATGCCTCAGTTTGACTTCGCCGCAGTTGCGGCATTTGTAAGCCTGTTGTATGTGTAACCACGCTGACATTTTTCATCCCTCCGTAATCCAGCCGTCCCAAAGCCAAGTCCGACCATCTTGCTCAATCATCAGATACCATGTGCTATTGCCACCGTAAGCGTTTGTAGGCGCATACTGAGTGTTGTCAATCTTGTGTTTGAATACCTTGCGGCCATGTAGGTCAATCCACACGCCAGCAATTCCTCTCATGTCTGTCATCATTGTGAGTCCCCCTCATTCCTTGGTATGGGTCTCAGAATCCTTCTGTGTCTGAAAGTTCTAGGTCTGCCGTAACCCGCCCGATACGCTTGACCCTCAACATATATCACATCGTCAAGCCAGCCGTTCTCATTGAAGTCCGATGTCTGAGTGAAGTCCGAAGGTATTTTACTCTTAGATTCCCCTATGTCTCGTATCTGTGTCTCAAGAGCCACCTTCCAAAAGAGTAGGCTGCCCTGCGGTATGCTAGACTCATTTATGTTGTCTAGTTCGTGCTGAACTTTTCCTAGCATCTGCTCTAGTTCTGTAACTGTTGTTGCCCTAGGTGTCATGTTTATTCCTCCTGTATGTCGTAGTCCACCGCATCTCCACGAATGCTTGTGCTTGGCATAATGTCTAACCGTCCTATCTCAAGGTCGCCTACCCAAAGGGCATTCTCAATGTCCTCTGCGGTCTGTTCGGTCGTTATTGTTGCTTCGTATGTTATTGTTACTGTGTATGTTTTTTCCATGTATATTCCTCCTGTTTTTTTCTGTGTCGGGGCGGGTGTCGCCCCATGTTTAGTATATGGGGGTTGCCCCTATATATACTTTACTTTAGTTGAACTACTCCTGTGATATACAAAAGCAGGTTCAGTATAGCGATTGGCAGTGTTACCACGACCCAAACCGCCCAAATCTTGTGGTTGACTCGAATCATGCCAATTCCTCCTTCTCGCAAGTTTCGTGCGACCAAAAGGCTACATTGTAGTTACAAGTAGCGCAGTATATTCCGCACTCGCTAGTTTTTATGTTTGTTAGTTGGTTCATCTTGCTCACCTTGCTTCTAATTAGGGGGCTGCCGGTATATCAAGTTGTTGGCGTAGTTGGTAGTTAAAGTTTGATAGGTCGGGGCGCACACTGCGCCGTTGTGTATGTATAGATTTCGGCTGGCCTTGTGGGTGTGTCGCCGGATTTGCCGAGTTCGTGCGGAAATCGTGGGAGTTGTTACTTCAATGTAGGTGGTAGTAGGAGATACTAGGTGTTGCTAGAAACACCTGATTTACCTACTCCATCATACACAATTGCCGAGATTTTTTGCATTTTTGCTCAGATTCTTGCAGATATAGGCTCGCAGTGCCTCGTTTTCTCTCTAATTCGACTCTTTCCGTAAAGTTTATATTCTCTCTCTCAGTCTTACTATGTAAGACTTACCTTTCTCTCTCTAACGAAACGCTCTCTCAAGGGGATGGGACGCTCTCTCTCTCGTCTTACTAAGACTTATTTTAATGCCAGCCCCCAATCCATTTCCCCCCTTTTCCTGTCCCGATTCTCTTTCGTATATGGGCAGCGCAAATCTGCAAGTCTTACTAAGTAAGACCTCTCTCTCTCGTAACTTTCTCTCTCTCTCTCTCTCTCTCTCTCCTTTTTCCCCTTCATACTATCTTACATATACTACTAAAAAAAATAACAGTAAAATGGTGAGAGGCCGAGGGGGTGAATAGTCCCCTCGACCCCTCTCGACTAGATTCGCAGGGTAACAGAAAACAGAAAAAATCCCTGCTAATCTATTGTGAATGTGATGGGGCGGTTGATGTCCGAGATTACGCCCATTCTCGGCCACACATCTGTGTGGATTATCTTCCTCCTTGGAGGAGACCACTATCAGTGGGTTTGTTGGGGGTGTGTTCAATGGTTGGTTTCAGTTTTGACCGATGCCAAGATACAATTCAAGTGCATGTAGCATAATCGTTGACCGTTTTATTCCGGTCTTAGCACACTGTTCATCCATCATTTCAATGATGAATGTCGGTAGTGATACCGACACTTGTTTTGCTCTCGCTTGCGGGTTAACTTGCTTTCGCCCCATGTTATGTTCACCCTCCCGTTAGGGAGTAGGAAATTGTGAATTGGATGCCGGTTTTGTCCTCAGTCCGGCCTTGGCTACCTCAAAGCCAACTGCGACCCCATAAGGCAGGGGTAGTTCCATTTCCTCTCAAATTACCGAAGTTACGATTCAACCTTCCCACAGATAACTGCGTAGGTATTCCTCGTATTCCTCAGCCGTCATGTGGCTATACTCGGGTGGTATAACCAACTTGTATTCCGGCTTAGGTTTCGGCTTTGGTTGCTCTTGCTTCTGCACTGATAGTCGCCATTGTTCTTGGCGTCTGACTGAACAAGCACCGTCGCATTCGACTTGCTTGCTACCGTCGTCATATGAGTGTGGCGTTATCTTGGCACACTCGACCATCGGGCAGAACTTCATGGTTATGTTTCGTTTTACCATAATGCTCACCGTAGGGAGTTGGATAAAGGATATTCAGACAAGGAGTTGGTTGGGAGGATGATGGGGGTGCGAACACCCCCACCATCCGAAAGACCGCATTTGCGGTTTATCTTGCTAGGCATTAGTGATAGACAGATGCTCAGTTGATGTAGTAGTCACGCCACTCGCATGAATCCCAATTGGTCGCTACGAATCCCTCATGGTCGCCCCGAAGGACTTCCACTAGGTCATCCGCATATGCGTATGGGTTCAGATATTGTGGTAGGTCATACATGCCACCATCGGGACGAACTCCCATGTGCTTCTTGGCGTCATAGCCGTGATAACCGGCTCGGCTTGGGAAGCCCATTTCGCCAAGTTCTAAGTCGGACTTGGCTTGGTCAACAACCCACCTTGGCGGCCTAGGCTTGTATTTCCTAACCGGCTTCGGTTTTGATTGCTTCTTGACGGGAGTTTGCTTGCCACCTTTGGTAACTGTCTTCTTGGGGAGATATGTGTATGTCCTCCAATCGTATGTGATACCAGCCGTTGCTTCACTACCCTCAATGTCACGCTTGGTTATCGTTCCATCTGCTTGGATTGTGTATTCACGGCCTATGGTAGCATCCCATGAGGTCTTGAGTCGCTTGCCGACGGCTTGCTTGAGTATAGCCTCAGTTGATGCGATTACTACCGCACCCGTCTTGCTATCGTCTATTCGACCCATGACTAATGGATTTCCACCGTTAGTCCAACATTTCAGAGTGCCTTCTCCGCTGCGTTTGTCATGCCATATGAGTGACATTGACCCTTCGCAGTGTTTGACAACTTCCTCGATGCCACCGACCTGTAAGCACTGTGCTACGGCCTGTGAATCAACCTCGCCGGTTGGCTCTTGGCCGAGTGCCTTCCACACATCGTCGTGGTTGTGAACTACCCCGTTGTGAACTAGGGTTATATCCACTTCACGACTAAAATGTGGGTGTGCATTCTTGTCATTGTTTGCTCCATGAGTAGCGAACCTTGTGTGACCGAGCCACCAATTTGTTTCCTTGGGAGTAATGTCCTTTCGGATTTTGTTTGCTACATAGGAAGCAGGTCTTGCCATTTTCAGATAGAAGACTTGCTTGCCTTTGTTGAAGGCATATCCAGCGGCTTGGCCGCCTCTCACTTGAAGTGCCCTAAGCAACTTGGTTGCTAGGTTTCGCTCTCGGAACTTTCGCCTTGCTACATGAATAGCACCAATCCCACACCCTACCGTAAGTAGTAGCATTGGGCTGATACCAAACATTAGTGACAAGAACAGTCCACCAAGCCAAGTAGTTGACATTGAGAATGACCGTATAGTATCACACGACGGACAGTAAGCATCGGCATGATTGTCATACCAATCTATGTCATATCCGCCTCGCTCTATATCTCGCAGTGAGTATTCACCACAGTTATCACAGTTCATGTGACGACTTTGGACGAAATGCCTTGCGATTTGATTGCCAAGTTTGACACTTGGTTTAGAACCGCATTCATCATCGTGGTCGCAAGTTGTTGACTTGCATACCGAGCATGAATCACTGTGTTGGAATAGATGTTCTAGTCCTAGTTGTGGGTCATGCTGAAACACTGTATTGAGATTGTTTGGGTTTAGTTTGCGAATCCTTCTGACTTGCTGCCTAAACAGGTCGTCTGATGGTGACACTCCTAAGAACCCAAAGAAGTCTGTGATTGATTCATGGTTATAGTCTAAAATGTCTAACCACGACTCATTTGTGCATCGTTGAACTAACAAATAGTGCATATCAACCCAGCCCTTGATTTTGCGAGCATTGGTTGTGCCTTGATGGCTGCGGAACTCAATGGTTCCATATCGCTCAAAGGCTTGCGAATTAACGCAATAATATCTATCTCCATTTCCAATGAAGTAGTCTGCGACTTTGTTTAGGAAGCGAACATGTTTATCCGCATCGTAGCCGTTTTCCTTGTGTTCATGGAAGTATCTTGAGACAAATGATTTGCCTAGGATGAAGGATACATCACGACTCCACTGACCGTTTCGTCGTGACTTAGCCACCATTCGGTTATAGACCGGCTGCCATAGAGCAACGGTCAACAATGTCGCACCTAGAACCGCTTTGGCTAAGTAAAAGCCATGACGGTATTCGCTACCTTCCGTTAACCCTAGAATATCTGATTCATGCGAACTCCAATTATTACTCGGGGCTCTAAGTCCAATATGAAGGTGAAGTCCCGTTGACGAGTCAACATTGGCAACACCTTTCAGCCCGTAGGCTATTTGGTCTATCCATTCATCAGCATTATTGCCCTCCAAAGGTGGTGATACTATCTCAATGCCGCCACTATTTAGTGACGAATCAGTGACGATTTTAGTGCCACTAATTACCTCATGGGTGTATCCCATGAAGCGAACTTTGAGTTTATGCAATAAGGATGATTCCTTTTGCATTTGTCGCCATTCCTTGCCCTTGATTTCAAGCCAAGTAGCAAGTTTTTGATTTGGGCTTTCTCGGGCATGTGCTTGCTTGATAACTTCAAGTTCTAAGCCGATACGCTTTGTCATCTGTCTATTCATTCTGTTTCTAGTGATGGTAATGACTACCGCTGCCATGAGCATGAATACCCATAGAAGTGGAAGTAGTCCTACCACACTGTCGCCTGTTCCGTTTGCTGCATACATATTTTGCATCTCCTTGTCCATAGTTGGACTGTGATAAACGATTGAGGAATCTCCTCAATCAAAGGAATAGGATTGAATGAATAGGTGGGAGTGATTCCCCACTTGGTCTTGGTTTGTCACAAATCACTACGGCTCAGTCCACTGAGAATATTCGTAGTGTAACACTGTGTTAATCAGTGTTCGACATATGCTGATTTGCATACCCTCACATTGAGTGGTGTCACTCCCCTCTAGCGACTGTGGCCTGTGGCGATACCTAGAGTGCCTTGGGTATCCAGCCCAAGGACTTGTGTTGAGAGCGAACCCCCAATCGAGTGGCCTTCTCGGAGTGAACCCGATGATGCCGCAAGTTGCTTCGGTCGGGGTCGCCCCCGACAATGTAAGCGAATACACGATTTGGTATAAACTTCATCTATATAGATTCAATAGACAATTATGCAGTGCAACGGTTTTGGTGGTAAAAAAAAGATAACAAAAAATAACAAAATAGCCGATTTCAACCAACTTTTCTCTCTCTTTTTCTCTCTCCCAACGGCAATTTGCCACATAAGACTTACTACTATAAGATATATAGAAAACTCTCTCTCCCTATACATACACATACTACTATGGTGCGTTATAGCGCAACTATACTTGACGGACATATTATATGCAAGAGCCTCCTCGGGTGTATTGTTGGAGCAAACAACAGGAGGTATAACAAATGAGAAAATATGCGTTAGTAATGAAGATTCATCGTTTCCTAAAGAGACATGAAATCTATCACGATACAAGGATATATTGGAATAATAGATGCTGGGATTACAATAGCGACGGTAACTATACTGTCCTAACCGACATTAAGGGCAGTGATTATTTCGAGTATGCTAATGATGACACCATCAGCATGTCCTTTGAAGGTGGACTGTATGCAGTAATGAACGATGCTTGGTTTAGCGAACACGATGCTAAACTTCAGTTAGAGTTCAGTGACATACTAGAAAAAGAAGGCTACTATTACGAACTAGGTAACGCTTGGAACCTATCCCTATACAAGATTTGATTCTTGGTAGGTAGTAGTATTGTATACGACAAAATTGTCGATTTCGCCCCTCATCCCACTTCGGCGGGGTGGGGGGCTTCTCTCTCTTTTTTTCTCTCTCCTTTGTGGAGTGCAAATATCCTTATTATTGTATAAGACTATATGTTAGAGTCGCTGGCTTCATATACTATGGCTTGGCTGTTCATAATATCCGACGAGACACAGGCGGGGAGGTGAGAAAGAATATGGCAACTGAAAGAGTGTTAAAAGCGACTACTTCAATCATTGAGGATAAACTCACAGTATTAGGTATAATTGAAAGCACGGACGAACTGCATTTGGAGATTGGTTCAAAATATAACGGGATTTCATTCAAGTTATGGGTTATCACCAAAGAGCGCAGGCACAACCAACTATACCTAGGGCGTTATTTAGGTATGACTAAGAAGGAAGCAGACTTGAGTCTGTGTGCAATTAGAGACACTTTAACCGAAGTTATCAGAAATCAACAAAATTGATTTCATACTGATGTTAAGAAGCGAGGAACGAATCACCGGAATGATTCCGCAGTTGACCGATGGAGGCGGTCACGGGGGCGACTGAGGCCAAAACGCCCCCCCTTTCTCTCTCTTTTTTTCTCTCTCCCTTTCGTGGGACAGCGAGCCTTATTATTGTATAAGACTATATAGATTATCAGAATCGAAGGGTATATATGTGGAAACCCTGTCGGGTAAATTGAGGCGACCAAAGTGGGCGAACAGAAAATAGACAAAGACGCATTAGCAATCGTTGAGATTGTTAAGAGCATGAGCGACAGTGACTTAGGCGAAATCCTAAGAAAGAGCGTAAGGTGGCAATTGTTGGAATATCCAACCATGTCATACAAGGAATTGAAAGATAACATGATTGATGATATAATCATGGAAATTGAGCAATCCGACAACGGTAGTGAATATTACCTAAACAGACCTGCTTGAGCAGGGACTTTGAGGGGCGGGGGGCTTCGGCCTCCCGCTTCTCTCTTTTTTTCTCTCTTTTTTTATGTGGGTATAGATGCCTTATTATTGTATAAGACTGTTTATACATTATTTACATACTGTTGATTTGTTGCTCGGCGAATCAAAAATGTCTGTAAAACAAGCAAAATCTAATGCAAATCGAGGGAGGATATATAAGCAAACTCCCCCGTGTCCCAAATGCCCGAAGCAGGGCGAAGAAATAATTGGAGATTGAGAAGCATGAGCGACAAGACGACAACAACCGAGAGAGCGGTTCTCGATACGATGTTGGCATGGATAATAACCATGATACAACCTAACATCGAGAGAACTGTGCAAGTGAAGATGGAACAAAGTATCAAGGTGCAACAAGCCATATTGGCAAGATTAGATGCACTTTGGGAAAAGGTGGACAGTATGTTCAGCAGATTGGATGATGTGGAAGACACGGCAGTTGAAGCAGAAACAACATCTGTAACACACGAACAACTGAGTGAAGCATTGGCTAACATCAACATTGAGAAGGAGATATACAACTCAATCAGCGAGTTGGATGAGAAGATAAACAACACCAAGAGCGAATTGGCTGATTTCGTGACCCAACAGGGAACACACGGACAACTCTTGAACATGATGAAGGAGGTAATGAACGAGTTCCACCTTTGAGGTCTGGAAAGTGCTGGGCATCACTCGAAACTGCCCACCTTTTTTACTGCGTTAGCATCCGCCAAAAATCACATCTATGGCACATATAGCGACAGCCAAGCACCATGCGTTTTTTTTAATATTTTTTTGGAAAACATTGATAAGGTGGCGTGAACACCCGTATATTAATGGACTATACAATAACCATCGAAAAGCACTTAGACGAACACCCCGGAACAAGACTTGGTTATGCCCGACACCTAAACAAACTATATCCCGAACTTACAGTAAAGGCTTGGGAAGCAAGGCTGATTAGGCATGAGGCATCTTGTCAAAACGAATCATACGAGTATGACGAGTCTTCCGACACCTATACAACACATATAGCAACGGGTGAAATAGTCATGTCCGGTGAGCAACACCGAGCCATGCTCAAAGATTATTCTAGTCACGGTGGTAGCGAAATGACCGGTGCTGAAATTGCACTAAAATACGATATGCCGGTTGAACACTTTATGGCTTACAAGCGAGTTCACGGCTTTACACATAATACTGTCCCACTAACAAACGAGCAACTGCTAGGCGATTCAGAAAAACATATTGACGAACTGCTTGCGGCTCGCAAACATAACGCTGCTCAGCAAATATACAAGCGTGAGCGTAAGGCCATTGAGGAAGATGCCGTCAAGTGGCGTGACTTAAATTACAAACTAAACTACCTAAAAGACCTACCGAAAGCAAGTAACTCGGTTCCAAAACTAAAGTTACCTGTTGCACCAACACCATATGCTCTTGTAGTCTGCCCTACTGATTTCCATTGGGGCAAATACGGCTGGGAGGATGAAGTAGGAGAGACTTACGACTTTGATGAGGCACGAAAGCGCCTTATGGAAAAGACCGAAAGCCTTGTTAGCAGACTACCATCTGCGCCCGACAAAATCTATGTTGGTGCTGGTTCTGATTGGTTCCATGTTGATAATGATTATGGTGCTACTACAAAGGGAACTCCGCAAGATATGTGTGCTACTCCGGCTCAAATCCTTATCACAGGATGCAAGTTAGCCCGAGAACACATTGACTTAATGCGACAGATTGCACCTGTTGAAGTAGTAATGATGCCGGGCAACCACGACCGTCATTCGACTATTGGACTTATGATGTATCTATCAGCAGCATATGAGGACATTGAAGATGTAACAATCACAATATCCTCTATGAACAGGCGCTATCTAACATATGGCTCAACCTTACTTGGGTTCACTCATGGTGACGGACTAAAGCGTTCAATTAGTCTTGCTGGCCTAATGGCTAATGAAGCAAAGAAGGAATGGGGCGACACTGAGCATAGAGTATGGTTTCACGGACACCTTCATCATCAACGCCTAACTGAAAAAGACGGATGCCTTATTGTGCAAATGCCATCCCTTGCAGGTCACGATAGATACCATGCAAGAAGCGGCTACACTACAAGCACCGCAGGTTTGGCTGCTTACTTGATTGACAAGAAGGAAGGATACATAGGTTCTCTATTCGCACCGGTAGTGCATGAGGGTTAATCATGGCCGGAGGACACAGATTCCATAGAAAGTTACGCAAATGTAACAACTGTGGTCGTGAAGCAAACGCTTGTTACACTTCATGCACCAAATGGTGTCCCAAACAAAAGCGAAGTATTTACTGTGGTAACATGAGAGTGGTGAGATAATGGTAATGCCTAACTTTAACTTCGAGCGTTCACGCCACGACATAAGACATTTTTACGAATGGTTGTCTCCCGAATATAAATGGGCAGACCATATAGGGGAATGGATGGAACTATACGGTAATAGAAAGGGCGCTCAAGTCCACCGTGTCTGTATTATTGCCCCCCGTTCTCACAGTAAGTCTGCTACACTTCGAGTTAAACTACTGCATATGTGTTTGTTTGAAAGGCGCAACGGTCAGCCTATGGAAGTATGGTTATTTTCAGCAAGCATACGGCAGGCTACAAATCGTCTTGAGGAAATCAAAACGGATATGCGTAGGCATCCCGAACTACGAAAGTATCTTGATGAAAAAAAGTCAAATAAAAATAGAATACAATTTACAAATGGGGCTTGGATTCAAGCAACCGGTGTAGGTTCTGCTATTCGTGGTGAACACCCTGCGGTAGTAGCACTTGATGATGTGCTTGCTGAGATGGGTGACATGACTATGGAGACTGTTGCTGAGTGGTTCAAGAAGGTAATCACACCTATGTTAGACCCCGGCACATCATTATTTTGCGTAGGCACACCTATGTCTCATACTGACCTTTATCATACTGAAATGTTATCTGAAAAAGCAAAAGCAGTTTGGAAATCGGGAGTTTGGTCTGCATTTCCCAATTGGGATGAGCATAGAGCAGACCCCGATAATATTCCTTTATTGCCATTGTGGGCCGAGTTCAGACCCACCGAGTTTTTGCTGGAACAGAAAATCAGCATAGACGACGACCTCGCTTTCGCACAGGAGTATTTGTGTAAGGTCGTGGACGATGATTCCCAAGTGTTCAATAGGCATCTCATCAGAAAAAACATAGACATAACTGCCGTTGGTGGTTTCAACAGTCAATTGGACAATAGTGCCTTCATCCTCGGATTCGACCCCGCTCATGGTATAGGCAAAGATTACTCCGTCTTAATATGTTTGCGCCAAGATGAACAGGGGTATGTGCATTTTGTTGATATGTGGCGCAAAAATGATTTCCCGCCGGATAGACAAGCAGATGTTATTATTGAGTGGGCAAAGTTATACAAATGTTCAGTAGCAGCAGAAGATGTAGGTTTTCAGCGACTTTACGAAACAGTTATTCAGCAAAAAGGCGCAATTGTTGATTACAAGCCATCTAAAGCATCCAACAAAGGACTCAAGCAAGGATTAATGAATAGGTTGCGAGTTTGGTTTGAGAGAGAATTAGTAGTATTTCCATATGGAGATGACGCTACACGAAAAAAAGTCAACATTATTCTTGATGAATTAGAAGCGCATGTTTGGAAAAACGGTGATATTGTTGATGTGGGCAAGCATAACGATACAGTTATGGCTTTTGCACACGCAATAGACCAATTCAAATCAAAAACAAATGACCTAATGCCTATGATTTCTAAAAAAACTAGCATGGGTGGGTGGGGAACTAAAGGAAACAAAAAACCAAAAGGTATAAACCGCAGACCAACCAAAGGCAAATATGTAAGGTTATGATAACATGGAGTTATTTGGGATAGGAATAGGACTTTTAATTCTCGAAGTTTTGTTTTGGCTTGGTGTTTCTATATTAATTTATAAACGAAAAAAGCCAAAAAAGTCTATTTGGCATGAAGAACCTTGAAATAGCACACAATAAGTAGGTTTTTTCATGGCGTGGTATAACTTTTGGAAAACTGCTAAGACCGAGGCATCAGAATCAGTTCCTCTTAGAACTACTGTTGGAGCAAATGTAAAAAGCCCGTTTGAAGTTATGTCTGCTGGTATTAGTAATATCGTAAAAGATACTGAGGATATGACCCAAAGCACATTTAATAATACAAATGAGTTTGATTTGTATGACGATATGCTTAATTTTGACCCCGAACTAAACGGAGCAGTTAGAACTATTGCTTTAACTGCTAATAAATACACAATAGTTGGTGGCAGAAACGCACAGATTAGAAACGCAATCAAAGATTTGACAGAAAATACTCTTGATTTTGATGATTTTCTAATCAACGCTATGAGAAACTTAATGGTTTATGGAAATGATATTAGCAAACTAGTAGGTAAAACAGGAGTTGGTATAACAAGACTACAATCTTTGCCAATAAGTTACATTACCATAGTTGATGATAGAAAGATACCGTTTTCGGCTACAAAAGAATATGCTATCATGGAACCTAAGTTTTATCTTTACAAGGAAAATGCTATGAATAGTGCAAAGTATCCAGCAAATGAAATACTGCACATTAAAATAGACTACCGTTCTAATTGGTATATTGATAGCATGGGACGCTGGACTTACGGTATTTGGGGTGCGTCCCGATTCTCCGCACTAAAACAAGCGATTCGTGCTAAGTATAACAGCATGAATAATCGTATTGCTTTAGAAGATAGCCTAACCAAGCAGTATGTCACAATTGGGCCGGAAGCAATCGCAAATATACAAGACCCGGATGAGGCTTCTGAGCGCCTTGAAAACATTATGGATAGTGTAGGTTCACTTCTTGATGGGCTACGCTCAGACCAAGTGCCTATCCTACCACACTATGTTGATATGAAGTTCGTGGATTTGAAAAATACAATCCCCGATAACTCGTCATTCCTTGACAATGTAAATGCTGACATTTCAGCAGTGCTTCATGTCCCAAGAGTTTCTATGGGTCAAGAGCGTGGTTCAACCTTTGCGGCAACATTTAACGCTTCTCAGTGGTCGGTGCAATCTATCCGCAGATTACAGAATGTATTAGCACAGTCAATAAGCAGTTTATTTTCAAAGCACTTAGAGTTATTGGGAATAGAACATAAAAATGCAGACATTCCTGTAATTATGTTTGACCCACTAGATGAAGAATCCGAGTTTGATACTACCCGTAGGGTCGTATTGGCTTATGAAGCAGGTATCACTACGCTCAATGAGGCAAGGGAAGAACTAAGTTTGCCTAGAGAATCAGCGGAACTAGGTAGTCAAAGATACAAAGCGCCTACTAAAACAGGAATGGGTGATTTACCTAGACAAAATGAAAACAAACCAAATGATATTCAGTAGGTGATTGTATGAATCTTAGGTTTGATTTTGCACTAACACATGAAGAACTAGAGCGTGTTTGGGGTTCTTCATTACCAAGAGCAAGTGAAAAAGGCTATCCTCAGATTTTCGATAAAATGTGTCATTGGGTTTTGTTTGATAATAACAAAGCAATTGCATACACATCATCTTTGACGATGAGTGGTGATTATGCGTTTGTAGGCAACACATATGTTAGAGAAGGTTGGAGAGGAAAAGGACTACATAGTTTGTTATTAGAGTATAGAAACAACGCACCGCATATGAAAAATAGAAGTAAGGTAACAGTTGTAAATCCAATAGAAAATGCTAAAATGCAAAACCTAATTTCAGTAATAAGTAAATTAGGTTACACAAAGGTTCAAAGCATACACGATGTTTCAGATTTAATGCCGGAGTGGTTATACCATAGTATATCAGACACCGGCAAACAAATATGGAGGTTAGACAATGAAGAATAACAAAAACCAATCGTTTAACGATAAGATGGTAAAACGCACAGTTATACCTGCGATTTATTTGTGGCTTATGGCTTGTGGTTCAGTAGTTGCTATGGGTATATGGAAGCCCGATGTTGTATTGCTGAATCTTGACGGATTTATCGCACTAATAGCAATTATCGGCGGAACTGCTGCGCCAGCATTACAGACTGTGTTGCGTATGTGGGAGTCCGAACAAACTCAAGAAGTTGATAATATTCCTACTGAACTAAAGCATGACCGTGACCGTGATGCTGCACACAAAGAGCATGTAATTGAATTAGAAAAGTTGGCTCAAAAACATGAGCAACTGCTACAACAAATGGCTCAAGAACACTCACAGGAAATGGATAAATTAAGAATGCCATTAGATGTTAAAACACTAGTCCCTAAGAAGAAGAAGTGATATTATGCCTACACCAAAAGAAGGAGAAAGCAAAGACGAGTTCATGTCCCGTTGTATGGGAGATGATAAAATGCTTGACGAGTTCGGCAACCCTCAGCAAAGAGCAGCAGTGTGCAGTTCTTACTTTGAGGATAAAGACAAAACCGCCACAGAAGAATATGAAGATTGGGGCGCAGAAGATGTAACGGCGGCTGAATATCAAGGTCGTAAAGTAACACTTAACAAGCCATTCCGCACACCGGGCGAAAGCAAAAAGTTTGCAGTATACACAAAGAATGAGTCCGGCAAAGTAGTCATAGTTCGCTTTGGAGACCCTAATATGGAAATCAAGCGTGACGACCCCGAGAGGCGTAAAAACTTCCGTTCTCGTCACAACTGCGATAGTCCGGGGCCAAAATGGAAAGCCCGATATTGGTCTTGTTATCAATGGCGCAGTGGCGCTAAGGTAAAGGCCGATGAAGATTGCGGTTGCGGTAGCGACTGTTGTGATGATGAGCCGGTCGAAGCAAATGACGACCCTCGCTCAACACCAGCACCTAAAAAAGATAGAATCAAAGGTTCTCCAAAAAACAAAAAGGATTCTGCTAAAGATTCAAAGGGCAAGGTTACTTTTTCAGAATCAGTTACTAACTCACTAAAAAAGAAGGTATCAGAACACAATGAAAAGTCTGACCGCAAAGTAACACTTGGTATGCTCAAGGCAGTTTATCGTAGGGGCGCAGGCGCATACTCGACTTCCCACAGACCCGGAGTTTCAAGAGCCGCATGGTCTATGGCTAGAGTTAACGCATTCCTAAAGTTAGTTAGAAGTGGCAAGCCATCCAATCCTAAATACACACAGGATAACGACTTGCTGCCAAAGGGACACCCACGAAAAGCATCTGAGGAACAGATGTTTGAGGAGTTTATATCCAAGATGATTCGCAAAGATGTATTTGACAATCCGGGCGAGGCTATGGATAGGGCTAAGGAAATGGGGCTTGATGGTATTCATACGCATGAGGAAGATGGAATGAAGGTATATATGCCCGGCAAGACCCATGAAGAATACATGGAAAAGAATAAAGGCAAGGACATTCCACCAAAGCGTGAAGAAGTTGAAGGATACAAAGACAAAGATGATGATTACATGAGTAATTATCATAATGGCGATACTTGTCCACCCGGTAAGGAAATGCGTAATGGTAAATGTGTTAGAGTAGCAGTTACTTTAGACATTGATATTCTTGAAGTCGAGACTTCTATTGTTGCTACTACCGGAGAAACTATTGTAAGAATTAGCGGTATTGCATTCCACGAAGGAGTTAACAAGAACTCATGGGGTATTAGACCACAGTTGGCTAAAAGACTTGCTGATGATATGGTAGGTGCTGATGTAACATTAAATCATCCTAAAGCAAAAGGTGGCAGATTTACCCGCAACATGAGTGGTGGAGTTGATGAAGCAGTGGTAGGAACAGTTACTAAGGGTTCTTATCACGAAAGGAACGGAGGCTATGTAGTAAAGTATGTAGCAGAAGTTCGCAGACCCGAACTATTCGAGGCTCTTGAGTCCGGTCTATGGATGAAGACTGATTATGGAGTATCTATTGGTGGCACAGGAGTTCCTTCGGAAGTTATCGAAGCAGAAGTTGAAGGTGGTCGCCCAACTATGTGGTTCGCAGACGATTTTAAGTTCGACCACTTAGCAATAGTCCATCGACCGGCATATAAGGATGCCAATATAGAAAGGGTCGAAAGGGTTGAAGCCAATGAAAACTTTAAGTATCAAACCAATAGTAGCGTGAACCAATCGAAGGTGAATGAAATGACCGATGATAATAACGAGATTGATAATATGGCTTCCGAGATTGAAGCACTAAAGGCTTCACTTGTTTTGGAGAAGGCTCGAATCGCTGAGTTCGAGGCTGCTGAAACTGCAAGAGCCGAAGAAGATAGAATGGAATTGGTTCGCAAAGCATCCGACTTAGGACTTAGCGGCCATGATGACTTTACAATGGAAACCCTAGAAAGCATGATTGCTTCTTGGGAAGCATCCCGACCAGCAGTTGAAGAACCTGCGGTCGAAATGTCACCTGTCGAAGCAAGTGTTTCACCGGAAGCACCTGTCGAAGAAAGCGTAACAGAAGAACCTGTTGTCGCAAACTACCTCAACGGAACACTCGTTGAGTCAAAAGAATCCTTGTATTCAAGGTGTTACAATTCATGGGTAAATGCCTACAACGGCTTTATCGCATCTGATGAAACACCTGCGAAAACCTATGAGGAACTAAAACAATAATGGAGATGATGAAAAATGAGTATGTATAGCGGAATTGACCCTGTTAACTGTGCGGACATTCAGAATACCTTTTCAAGCATGGGCTTGCTAGTCAAGTATAATGCTGCTGGTATTATGATTACAACTGCGAAAGCAGATGTGCCAATCGGTGTAACAATAGACGAATCAAGCAGAGATGCAGCAGGCGCACTAGAAGCCGCTGGAACAGGAACAGTAAGTATTGTTCCTTTGACCGGCGTTCAAATGATTAAGTGTGTCGGCGGCGGTGCGCTAAAGACCGGAGAATCATTGTATGTTGATGACAACAATGATGGATTTGTTCACACTACTGCCTCCGGGGCAAAGTTTGTGGGCTACTACATGGGTGAAGACGGAATAACCCCTGCTAGCGGAGATTTGATTCCTGTCCTTTGCAGGGCGGCTTAATTAAAGGAGATGAGAAAATGGCAAACGAATCATTAGAAAAAATACTAAATGTATCTGCTGCAACCGGGCCTTTCGGCAAGGGTGACGCAGTGCTAGAGCAAACACTGAGAGACTTTATCCAACTGCAATCCACTACAATTGCGATTGCTACTAACCTAGTTGGAACACGAAATGTAAATTGGCTTACTTTCACTTGGTATACAGGTGCAAGTGGAACATTCACATACCCACTAGATGACAACGCAGTTGTTGACCCAACCAAGATTGGAACTGAGAACTACTCAGTCAAACTTGAGAAGGGACAAGGCCGATGTGTTTTCCTAGACTCAACACTACTTCGTGGAGAGACATGGGACAACATGAACAGGCAACAGTTGGCTATCATCCAAGCAAGAGCAGACCTAATCGACAACCATGTTCTAACAAAGTTGGTTGCTGGCGCAGGTCAGTCCCAAGCGGCTACTGCTCTTTGGAGTGCTGGTGGTGCAGACCCCGAAGCAGATGTTCTAAACGCTATGGACTTGATTTTCAAGAACGCAAGAGTTTCCGGTAACGAGAGACTAGCATTAGTCCTACCTGCTGAACTTCGTGGAGATATGCTAAACACCCGTCTTTACACAAATGTATTAATGTCCCTACAAGAGAGACTAAACTCTCAAATCGGACTTGATGTATACTACACCCGTGACTACGGTGGCACAAACGCTATCCCTGCTGCTGGTGCTGGAACAGTCGGTGCTATCTTGATGGTTCCGGGCGCTGAAACTGCTGAACTATTCCAATACAACGGTGCTGGATTCCAAGAGACTGAACTAACTCGTATCGAGGGTGTCGGGTTCTCATGGTTGCTAACTTCCTACATGGGAAGCGTTATCCACGAACACCAAGACGGTGCTGCTGCTGGCAAGACCATGCGAATATGCACTATCACCGGTTGCTTGTGATTGAGGGTTATACTTGTCTGACAAGATAAAACTACTCAAGACACTAAAAAGTCGTGGTATAGTAGCACCTAAAGGTGCTAAGGTCAATGACCTAAAGCATATGGTTGAGCATTGGCTTAGTGGTAGTGGCTTCCTTCTTAGACTAGCCCTGCCACCAAGCCGTAAGCCGGATAACCCAGCAAACTTAATGCAGTTTGATACGCTATATTGGATTCCCGATAGCCGTTTTGGTAGGCTTATTGCTGAATCACAGTTAGTATTAATTATGGGAAGGGCAGACCAGCCACCCGAAGGCTCAGTAGTGCTTGATGTTCCAAAAGACTTTAACGACAGATGGGGCGTAGGTGTGACTGATGGCAGTAACAACTGATAATATTCGTGACCTTCTTAACAGGCCAAAGGGTTTGACAGAAGGAACTATCACTGAAATGATTAGTATTAGAACTAACGAAGTCAATAAAGTCGCTAGAGGCTCTAAGTATGGAGTGCAGGCGGATAACCAAGTGACTACTGACCTCAAAGAAGGTGCAATTAAAATGCTGGTTGCTCTTGACTGTCTTAACATTCTTATTAATACCGTTCCTACATATTATAGCGAAGATGAGCGCAGTGTATATGACCGTAGGTTTGCTGAACAAATAAAAGTATATGAAAAAAGAGCCGCAGATGCTCTAAAGTTAGTGGCAGAAGGTGAAGGTTCAGCCTACGCAAGTGGTAAAACAAAAACTCGTCTATCAACGAGTTGATGTTAAATGGCTACTAAATATTGGGTTGCACTTCAAGGGAGTGCAAGCGTTCCTAATGCCAACACTGCTTCTAATTGGAGTGTTTCGGCGGGCAGTATGAGCGTGACAACCGTTCCGGGCCCAAGTGACGATTGTGTTTTTGGACACCCCGATTCAGTAGGGGGTCAACTTGGTTTTGCTGAATGCGTTTGGGATATTGCACAGGTAAATAGTATAACTGTTCACGATGGATATAAATACCAAACTGCTGAAACTTCTAATGAAATATCATTTACTGCATCTTCAAAGGAAATAAAACATGATAGCCAAAACTTTGAAAGACTTGGTTTTGTAACAGGTATGTGGATAACAGTTACGGGTAGCACTTCAAATAACGGGACTTACCATATAGTAAATGTATCAGAAAACATTATTACTATTTTAGGCACTTTGACTGATGAAGCAAAAAGTGCAACAGTCTCAATAGTATCAGAATCCTCTATTGATATGCAGGCCGCTACTCTTACACTAAATAGTCTATCTTTAGACGGAACTATCAAAAATAGCACAGGCAGTAATAAAACCTTACGATTTGAAGGCACACCCGGAACTAATAATTGGTATATTACTAATGGCGATAACGCACAGGTTTTGAATCAAGACGACTTAACTTACAATTTTAATAGCGCACAAACTATATCCTTTGATGACGGGCCTTATCCCAAAACTACTGTCACTGCGGCGGCTACTTTACAGTGGGATTACAAAGCCGCCCCTACTTCTCCTGTTCACGAAGCAGTATCATTTTATTCACTAAATGTTTCAAACAGCAGTGCTACTGCCGCAGGCACTTTAAGCGACCCTAGAAACGACTTCAAAAAAGTATTCAAATTATTAACTACCGGTTTTACTTTTACACCATCAAGATTTGACGCTGGCTTTTCCACTTGGCATTTCAAAATGAATAGTGCGTTTGCATTTCCAATTACAGGCAGCCCTTCTTACGGTGCTGGCGACGGAACTTTTACTGCTGCTTGGTATAATGTAGTTCTTGATGAACCCGATAGCGCAGGGCGTATTTGTAGCATTCCTTTAGGCAGAACACTAAATGTTAATTCTTTAACTGTTGAAAGTGGCGCACAGTTAATAGGTGCTGATACAAAAGGCGGAGGAAATACATCAACAATAATATGTATAAATAGACCGACTATTAATGGTGCTTGGAACTTTTCACAAGTAGCAGAAGGAGTCTATACATCAATAGTAACTGACACTTATCCTTTCACTCCTTCTCATGGAGATGCAGGTAGGGTTCAACTTGCTGATTATGCAGGTCAATTCATAAGTGACGCTAAGTTAACATGGACTACATCATCTTCCACATTAACTGTTGATGGTAAGTTAACAGTAACCGGTCTTATTGACCCAACAGGTATGCAATTTACGAGAGTGGGCGCAAACCCCGGAACTGCCGATACAATATGGGTTAACAGTTCCGGCTCACTAATGTTTGGCGCAAGTGCCGTAGGTGGTGGCGGCGGTGGTAGCGGAACAGTTACAAGCGTTGCCGTAACAGGCTCAGATGGTATAGAAGTTGATTCGGGTTCTCCTATTACAACAAGCGGAACAATCGCTCTCGGTGTCAATAAAACAAATATGCTATCCCATCTGAATGTTACTGATGGCGCAACTCCTACAAACACGACAAATGTAACTGCGGCTGGCGCACTAATGGATAGTGAAGTTACAAATCTTGCTCAAGTCAAAGCATTTGATTCAGCCGATTACGCTACTGCGGCACAAGGGGCAACTGCTGATGCGGCTTTGCCAAAAGCAGGCGGTCAGATGACAGGCAACATTACTATGTCCGGTAGTCAAACCGTTGATGGTAGGGACTTGTCAGTTGATGGGGCAAAGTTAGACAACATTGAACCAAACGCAGATGTAACCGACGCAACTAATGTTGATGCCGCAGGTGCGGTAATGGAAACCGATGTTGATGCAAAAGGAGATATTTTTGTAGCAACTGCTGACAATACTGTTACACGCTTGGCAGTAGGGAGTAACAATCATGTCCTAACTGCCGATAGTAGCGAGGCATCCGGTGTTAAATGGGCGGCAGCAAGTGGTGGTGGTAGTGGTGATGTAGTCGGGCCTTCCTCCGCTACTAACAACAACTTTGTTGCTTTTGATGGCACGACAGGTAAATTAGTCAAAGATAGTGCTAAAAGTGCTTCTGACTTTGCTACTGCGGCTCAAGGTTCTTTGGCCGCTTCTGCATTACAACCCAACGACCCCGTAAGTGCTTTGACTAATGATTTAGGTTTTTTAGAGCCACCGGCCATAGCCAACTTTATTCCGGCTGGCGGTGCTGTTAGTGCTTTTGCTAATGATGCAGGTTATTTAACTGCTGACGCTACTTCTGTATGGGGCAGATGGGAATTGACAACTGCTGTTAATGGTTTAGCAGAATCAACAGACAATATACTTGCCGTTGATGATTCAAGCGGATTTACAAGAACGGGAACATTAACCGGATTTAGTAGTGGCACATTTACTGCTACTGCTTCAACTGCTGGCACTTATCTTGTATATGCAAGATTGCACTTTGGGGATTCGACAACCGGCACTTCTATTGCAGAAGTAAGTGGTGAGAAAATAACACTCCAAATACTTATGTATCATGGTTTAACTATGGAAGGTTTTGGCAGAATACAAAAGAATGGTTTTTGGGTAGACGACCATTTTGATTGCACTTCAATTATTACTTTAGCAGATGGTGATACTTTGCAGATAAAACACAAAATTAATGACCATGCACACAACGGAAGAAAGTATAGAATAAAAAATGGCGGTGGAAATCCCGCAAACGCAATTATTATGGTGAAATTAGCATGAAAAGTTATTATGAAGTATTATTGGAAAACTACCGTGAAGTTCTCAAGAACGGTCATGTATTACACAATGACGGCGGAGAAGATTACCTACGATTAGATTTATGGCCTACGGATATATGCCCATGTCCTACGGCTGAGCATATAGAATCTCTAAGGAGTGAGTAAAGTGACAAGATGTAAGATGTTAGATGCGTGGTTTGATGCAAAGTCAAAAGACTTGGATAAGGCCGAAAAAAAACAAAAGAAGGATTTAATTACGGGGGCTAAAAAATGCGCTTAGGAAAAATAGTATATATTCCTCCCGAAAGGTGTTATACCAATGTGAACATTGAAAAGACAGACTATGGTTACGCAGTATATAGGGTAGGCGAGAGCAAGCCCTTTACTTTTATACCGACCTCGGCAGTAAAACAAATAGAATACAAAGGTGATGAATAAATGGATATAACAACAGTGGCATTATATGTTGGTGTAGCGGGAATAGTCGCTACTGCGGCATACAGACTATACAAAAAATACTATCTTGACGATGGCAAGATAACTCTTGACGAACTAGATGACATAGTTGACGACATTAAAGAAGTTGTTGATGAAGTTACTGAAAAGTTGGAGTGATTGGTATGTCAAGAACTACTCATGGAGTGCGCCTCGATAATATTGAAAAGCGCATAGACAAGCATGAGGAATTATTAGAAAAGATGGGGGAGGCTCAAACGGAGATGATGGTATCGCTTGCTAAACTACATGGTAGTGTGCGAATCCTAATTATCTTTATTGCGGCATCCTTCGGTGTTGATGTAGGTAGTTTAATTTTGTAAGGTGGTTAAGATGGGATACTGTGAGGCTTCTGATGTTTCTATTAGGCTAGGACTTGATTCCGGTCAGCGTGATAGAGCCGCTACTCGCATTTCAAGTGCGATTAGAAGGGCAAGTATATCAATAGACCAAGAGTTTAGAAACTATGGTCGCAGCGCCCCATCCTCAGATATAGCAGAATCAACTCTAAACGGCGCTATTACAACAGGCGCAACTACAATTACACTTGCTGACGCTTCTTCATTCTCAACTGCTGGCAACGGCAGCATTGATGGCGATTCGTTTAAGTGGTCGGGAAAAAGTAGTAATGACCTAACAGGAGTGACAGGAGTTTCATACGACCATAATACCGCAACTAAGGTGATAGAAGGCGAGATGGCTCATGTCATAAAGGAGATATGCGCTGACTTAGCGGCTTCTATTTATCTTGAAGACGAATCAGCGTTCCACACCTCGGGTGCTGACCCTGTTAGGTCTAATGTCCTTCGCCAGCGAGCGACTATGAACTTGACAAGGCTGGCTCACTTAGGTTCGGTGGATTGATATGTTAAGGGGTTCTGCTGGAAAAGACCGATACATGGGTTTCGACCTAACTATTGATACTCGTCAGACAAAGGCGGCTATCAAGGAGATGGAGAGAACTGCCGGGCAGATTATGGCACAGGCAATATACGATGTTCTCAAAGGAGAAATCGGGCCAACTCAAGGACACCTAAAGCAACAATCGTCAGTTAGACAACAAAACATGGCTAACAAAGTGGCAGACTCATTAATAGTTGAGATAGGAGAAGACCAAAATCAACAGGCTATGGTTCGTTTTGGTTCTCATCCTATTGACGAAGGTGGAGTTAGTGGTAGTCGTGGCGGTAAATTAGCGCAACTACTAGAATACGGTGCAACTCCTTTCGCATATCCATTCACATTTAAGACCATAGAAAACAGTGCTACCTTTGGCGGCGGCAGTGGTTCGACAGGATTTATTAACGCAAAGACCGGTAAGAATATGGTTCACCCCGGTTACAAACCTGTTGACTTCTTGAGTTTTGCTAGAGATAGAGCAAAGCCAAAAATAGGGGCAGCAATAGTTGACGCATTTAACAAAGCATACGGGGGTGGTGCTGGTGGCAATAGCAACTACTAATCAGTATTGGACTTCTCGTATGAACGGGGGCAACCCTGCAAGTTTGACTGAGTTTGGGCAAGATAACGAGTCCTTTACCTTAACAGGAACAGGCAGTGATGGTTCAGCCGTTGGTGACTCTTGGCAGATTGCCAGCGCAGGTAGTGGTCAACTATGGTCGGTAACTCCTACTACAAACGAATACAGTATTATTGTATGCTTCAAATATACTGCTACGCCAGCAGACGGGACAGTATTATTAAAATTAGATAATGGGACACACAAAGCAGAAGTCCAAGCGACTTCTGACGCAAACAAAGTAAAGTTGGTAGGAACTTCGACTGTTACATCGAGAGAATTAGATTTGTCACAAGCAGACAGTTTTGACGCAGTGCCTATTATTCTAAGGCTAACTCTTGATTCCACAGGCAAAGCAAGACTGTATATGCGTGAGATTATTGAGGATTCTGACGCTCAAACGAATTATTTAGAAGTCACCGGAAGCACCGGTAGTAGCAAGACAATACAGTGGGGCAACACCGATGGAACGATTCTATGGAATAATGTCTATGTTACCAACATGGGTGCGTTCAGTCCTGATGAATTATCCACAAGTTCCTTTGTATCTGACTCTTTGCTTCGTATGGGTCTTTCTCTAGTCGAAAGACTAAAAGACAGTAAAAGATTCTTCCTTAAAAACATGGTGAATAACTCATCTATTGTGTATGGTTACGACATATCCTCTCAGATGGTATCACGATTAGCCCCGCCAACAATCCATGTAATCTTACAATCACTAGAGTCGCCCGAGTTTGACACGCTAGGCGGAACTCGAATAACACAAAACTATCAAGTAATCCTATTCATAACTACAAGAGGAACTGATTATGAAAACTCATACAGAACTGCTATGGAGATAGCAGGTGACGCATTTGATGAGTTATACACTAACACCGGTCTGCAAGGAACTACCGACAGTCTAATTGACTACACAATTAATTTTGACACTAAAACTGACGATGATGAAGTTATCTGTGTTCACCGCATGGAACTAACTTATATGAGGCGTCTGAACATGCTGCACAGATGAAACCTTCAAATAACAAACCGTTAGTAGCGTTAGACAGGTGAAGGTAAATGACCTCTAATTTTACATATAGATACCTCGCAATCACACCGGAACATACTACAAGCACCGGTGTTAGAACTTACGGAACTGCTTCGGCTCTAAGCGGCGGTAGTGGAACTAATAAGATATACGGCGAAGTTGATGACGAAAGCATACAATATAGATTTGACTTAATGACAAGAAGCGATATGAGCCGATACGGTGCAAAAAAATCTGTTAATGGAAAGGAATACTCAGAAGGTGGAATAAACTTCGTAGCGCAACCGGACGACTTGCTCGGACTGTGTTTTTATGGTATTTACGGCGACTCCACTGCAAACGAGCCTCCTTCCGGCGGCGGTTACACAATTAGCAACTTTGTCCACACATGGACTGAGGATAAAACAAATGTCCTACCTTCTTTCACTATTGAAGTAGGTCGTGAGGAAAAAGAACACACCTACACAGGTATGTGTATTAACAGGCTCGGTATATCTGCGGCTCACGGAGAATATGTCACAGTAAGTGCTGACTTCAGCGGCAAGAGAGAATCCGGCGTTGCTACACTAGAGTCCTCAGTTACCTTTAGTGGTGCGGCAGTTGATGGATTCCACTTCGCAGACGGAACAGTTAACTTCTCCGAAACAGGTTCGGCAGAAGTTTCATCAACCAAGATTAAGTCTATCAGTATTGATTTCAACATGAACCTTGACACTGATGCGGCTTGCTCAATCGGTGACAGAACTTACATTCGTCAACCCGAACCACAGATGCGTGAAATCACAGGAACAGTTGAGTTCTCAGACGCTTCAACAACAAGCGCAACAAATGTGCCGGGCTATGATATGCTTCTAACAACCGGTGGTAAGTTGTATGACGGCAGTTCTGCTGCTTCATTCCTACCAGCCATGAGCCTTGACTTTACTAACGGCACACAAAGCCTTAGCGTAGACATTCGTAAGGTTCGCTGGGAAGCACCTACCTCAAATGTAAGCGGTCGTGACACACAAACACTGAGTCTAAACTTCGTGGCTCTTGTTGATAATTTCGATAATATGTCAAGAGTAATCTTGACCCAAACTGCGGATTCAAGTAACCTTGCTACCGGTGTAAAGTATTCTGAAATCTAAGGTGGTTTAGATGGCAAGCCCTGTTCAAGACCCAAGCAAAATAACTGTTGTTGCGATTGAAGGCACTATGGCAGATATTCATACCTCAGTTCAAACTTATCTAAGGGCTAATCTCGCAGGTAACGATACTTTGTATGAATTAAACATTGTTAGAAACATACATGATAATAGAGTAGTCTGCTACATAATGTATGAAGACCAATAAGGTGATTAAGATGCGAAAATCAGTAGGAAAAATAATTGGAAAAGTAAAATCAGTAGTCCTAACAAAAGGACTCTCTATTCAAGACGACGAGCCGGTAGTTGAAGAACCGGTAGTCGTTGAAGAACCTGTTGTCGAAGTAAAGAAAAAGACAACAAAGGCAAAAAAGCCAGCAAAGAAAAGTAAAGTAAAGAAAAGTGATAAAGATGCCGATACTAAAGAAAGAGTTTGAAATTGGAACAAAGAAGATTTGGGTGCGCCAAGCCTCCGGTATGGAACGCCTCAAGTTTGAAACCTTATTAGCCAAAACATTTAGAAAGTTTAAGCACTTTGGCTTAGACCAAGAAGAATGGACTGACGAACAACAAGAGGAGTTTATGACCGCTCTTGAAGATGCTGGCGGTGATGTTAACTCTCAGATGAGAGAAATGATTCCACCTTGCCTACCCGATGATTTCGATGTAAATATGCTCGACAAAGATGAACTACTTAGTGTATTTAACTTTGTGCGGGGTATTGACGAACCGGAGGGTGCAATCCCTTTGGACTCTTAGGCAAGGTAGCCCCTGCCTTATGTTCGTCATACAAAGGCGCTGTTCCCAGCGATTTATTGATGAAATATACAGGAGAGGGCGGGATGCTAAAGTTCGAGTATGACCTTGCCGTGTTAAACGATATGCACGACCAAGTTAAAGACGCCACAGGCAAAGCCGATAAAGACGGCAAAGCCATGATGGAGCGTGTCAGACAAAGAAGGCAAAAAGGCCAAACTACTACTGCTTCTGATAGCGAAGTAGTCGAATTATTAAAACAACGGGGCATACCTGTTCATACTACGGGAGAGTGATAACATGACAAGAGTAGGTGCATCCCAAGTATTCTTCAATGTAGTCGCTGGATTTAACGCTCGTAAGTTAATTCACGACCACAGAACAGTAATGAATGTTATGAGGGCGGTTACTCTCGACTCTTTCGAGGCCATGATAAAGCCGGTTGAAGATGTGACAATGGCTATCGGTGTATTTCTAAATGAAATTAGGCAGATTACTATTGAAATGGGCAAAGCCGAAGTTGAGTTTGCTAAGTTCTATTCCGGTGATGACATTGAAGGCATGTCTGATGAACTTAAACAAGTAGGTTTAGAGTTCGCTAAAGTTGGAACTGAGGCGTTGGCCGCAGGTTCAAGAGCCGCACAGGTAGGTCAAATTGTAGGTAATGAAAATATCCCGTTCTTAGTTAGACAGGCTGAAATCCTATCTAACATATCTGACCTTACATCAGAAGAAGCCATGAAGGGTATCATCAAACTGCAACAACAAACAGGCGTGTTGTATGGCGACTTAAACGCTAGTCAGTTCCAAAGGCTAAGTCAATTAGAAAAAGAAGCAGTATTGACTGAGAATGCCGCTTATGCTCTTGACGCACTTAACACAATTGCTAACCGGTCGGTAGCGGTTGAAGGTGAATTGGTTGAAGTTATGACTAACTTCTCGGCGCAGGGTGCGTTGGTAGGCGAAACATTTCACGATATGGCCGCTATGTCTGCGGTTCTGCTCGAATCCGGTGAAGAAGCGGGGGCGGCTGGTCGTGCCTTGCGTATGATTTACGCTCGTATGGGTGGTGACATTAACGGCGCAAGAACTCAGTTAGAGCAAATGGGAGTTACCATTAGAGATGCTGACGGCGAAATGTTAACGATGAAGGAAATTATACAGGACTTGGTTGACAAGGGCTGGCATAATATGTCCTCCGCTATGAAGCAGAATATAGCACAGACTATTGCTGGTAACAGGCACTATGTCCGTTTCATCAAGTTAATGGAAAACCAAAGCCGAGTTGTGACCTTAGCGGCAGATGGTTTAGAAGGCTATGATTCTGCAACAACACAAGCAGAAGACGCTATGGAGGCTCTTGCTTATCAGATGGAGGCGGCAGAAGCAGAAGCCGAAAACCTAAAGGCAACGCTTGGCGAGGCTTTGTTGCCATTCCAAATAGGCGCACAAAAGGCACGAAACGATATACTTGAAATGCAAAATATGTTCACCGGTATGTTCGGTGCAGAAGTGAGCGAAGGTATCGGTCGAATGATTGGAATGTTTCAGTATATGGGCGGATTCCTAAAGTTTGGTCTTGGTATTCAAACCTTAGCCGTTGGTATGGAAATGTTCGATTCGGTGCAAAGGGACTTACACGGCATCCTTATCGCTAACGAACACTTGCATAGCAAACAGGCTACTCACCTAGAG